GCTGGGTACATCGCTCGGCGAGCATCGGCGAGTGGGCGAGCGTCGGCGAGTGGGCGAGCGTCGGCGAGGGGGCGAGCGTTGGCGAGGGGGCGATCGTCGGCGAGGGGGCGCGCGTCGGCGAGCGGGCGAGCGTCGGCAAGTGGGCGAGCGTCGGCGAGGGGGCGAGCGTCGGCGAGGGGGCGCGCGTCGGCGAGGGGGCGAGCGTCGGCAAGTGGGCGAGCGTCGGCAAGTGGGCGAGCGTCGGCGAGCGGGCGCGCGTCGGCGAGGGGGCGAGCGTCGGCGAGGGGGCGCGCGTCGGCGAGGGGGCGAGCGTTGGCGAGGGGGCGATCGTCGGCGAGGGGGCGAGCGTCGGCGAGGTGGCGCGCGTAGAGCGCGGGCGATTCCTCTGTTTCGTCGGCGTAGGAAGCGGGAACGGCACACTGCTGGCGATCCGTACCGACAGCGGCCTCGACATCACGCGCGGCTGCTGGCGCGGCGACCTGCCCGCCTTCGAGCGGGCGGTTGAGGAGACGCACGGCGACAACGAACACGGCAAGAGCTACGCCGCAATCATCGCCGCGCTGCGTGCGTGGGACGCGGCGATGGGCCAGAAGGGAAAAGCCATGACCGACCTCGACGACTACTTCGGCCTCAACAAGCCCCCCAAGCGGCGTGACGTGGTCAGGGGCTTTGCGAAGGCCGCCGCCGTCGGCGACAAGATGCGTGTACCCGAGTGCGCCGGCGACGACCGCGTGCAGGACCTGCGCAGCTGCTGGGCCGCGTGCTGCACACAGCACGTCCGCGGCCTGGTGGTCGCCCGATCCCGCGGCGGCGTGATCTGGCTGCACAGAGTGGAACCGGAGGGGTCGGCGTGAGTGACACGCATTGGACACGAACAATCGAACGCCTCCCCGATCGCGGGCAGGCCGTGGACTGGATCGCGCCCGACGGCGTGCAGGTTGACGGCGGCAGGTACGAGGGCCCCTGGTTCCTGCCCGGCAAAAACAGGATGTACATCTACTACACGCCCGAGTTCTGGCGTCCCGCCGCGAGCAACCCGGAACCGGAGGCCTCGGCGTGAGCGGTCGGGCGATCTACACCGACTTCGACCCGCGCTCGATCGAGGCGCTGGGCAACCTGGAACGGGCTCGCATGATCCCGCCCGGCGAGGTGCGCGGCGCCGACATCAACGACATCGAGGCCGCCAGCCTCGACGCGGACCAGGTCCACATGTTCGCCGGCGTCGGTGTGTGGCCGCTGGCCCTGGCGATCGCGGGTTGGCCCGTGGATGTGCCGGTGTGGACCGCCTCGTGCCCGTGCCAGCCGTTCAGCAGCGCCGGGCGGCGCAAGGGATTCGAGGATGACCGACATTTATGGCCCGTTGTTTACCGCCTCATCGCCCTCTGCCACCCTCCAGTGGTCTTTGGAGAACAGGTTGCGGGCACGGCTGGAGCGGCATGGTTCGCCCGAGTTCGATCTGACCTGGAGCGAGCTGGATACGCCGTCGGGTGCTGCGATCTTCCAGCGGCGTGCGTCGGCGCGCCGCACCGACGGCACCGGCTGTTCTTTGTCGCCGTGGCCGACGCCGCTGAGCAGCGATCGCAAGGCGGGCCGCACGCTGACCTGCAACCGGCGGCCGGACGCGGTGGAGTTCACGAAGTCGGCGACGATGACGGACGTGATTTACTGCCTGACGCCGTGGGGAACTCCGGTGCGCGCGGACGGGACCGGGGCGAGGAACGCAACGGCCAAGCGGCGGCCGGGGGCTCCGCCGGCGACCTTCGGCGTGACGATCGTGGACTCGGTGTGGTGTCTGACGCCGTGGCAGAGCCCGAAGGCCAGCGACGGCGAGGCGGGCAACGTGAAACGCTCGGGCGACCGGGCCCACGAGCTGCTGCTCAACGGCCAGTGTCTGGCGATCGCGCCGTGGGTGACGCCGGTAAGCCGCGACTGGAACGACAGTCCGGGCTTGGCGCTGCTGGCGACGAACCCGGACGGCTCGGTGAGGGTCCGCACGGACCGACTGCCCAGACAAGCTGGGACGATTGCCTCCTCGTCCGCTGCGTCGAGCCGACCGCTTCGGGAGGATCCGTTGAGCGGGTTCGCCGGATCTCGTCTGAACCCGGCGCATTCCCTCTGGTTGATGGGCCTCCCGCCGGCATTGCTGTATCACCTCGCAGCGAAGTAGACGGCCCGGCGTTCCGCCTGAAAGACCACGGCCGCACGAACATCCGCGTCATCAACCGCGCCGCCGCCCTGCACGGCATCGGCAACGCGATCTGCCTGCCCGTCGCCACCGACTTCATCGGCGCCGCGATGGAGACGCTGGGCCTGGCGCCGGACGGCACGGCCGCGAGCAACCTGGAACCGGAGGCTACACGATGACCGACTTCACGATCGGACTGGCGCTGGTGGCCGCGGGCTGCACCATGTGGGGCATGGGCGTGGGCGCGTGGGCCGAGGCCGTGAGACGCGGCGCGAGCCGGTGGCGGTGGGCCGTGAGCCCGTGCGGCCTCGCCATCGCCGTCGGCGGCGTGATTCTTATGGAAGGGGTGATGTGATGGGTGACCTGCAACCCGGGCGCGAGACTGATGAGTGTGTATTACGAGCGATGGGTAAAGGCTGGGTCGCCGATTCTCATCCTGCCTACTCCACCGACCCGGCGTTGATACCGGAGATGATGCGATTTGTTCGGACGCACTGCGGCAACTGCTCACTGTGGCACGGGATCGTCTCCGATGTCGCCTCAGACGTGGTGTACGCCGAAGCGGGTAATAACGGAGCCTACGAGCCGCCTGACTTCTGTGCCTTCGCCGCCACCGGGAACCTCGCCCTCTGCGCCCTGATCCTCGCGTGCTCTCAATCTGCTATCGAAACCTATCAATCTGATAGCAATGAAGGCGGCGCCTAATGAGCGGAGCGTTGAAGGAAGGTGGTGGGTGATGGCGAAGTGGGTATACGACGAAACCCGTGGTTGTTTTCGCAAGGCGCACCTGACCAGGCCGGTTAGCCACCGCCATGCCGCCGACGAACTCAACCGCTTGCAGGCGGAACTGACAGGACTGAAGAAGCGGATCCGCGTGGCGATGAAATACGCGGGCGACGATTGGGACTTGTGGGGTACCCGCGCGATGGTGGTTGCCGAGATCCTCGATCCCGATCCTCGTGCCGATGAGGATGACGAATATAAACAAGCCGCCGAGCGGGCGATGAAGGAAGGCGGTGGGTAGTGGCGATCAAAGCACGCAGAATCTTTTGTGAGCAAGGCGGGCCGCTCAACTTCGGCCCACAGCCATTCGCCGGCATGCACGAGAACGAGTAGGCTTTGGTCCCGAAGTAAGGAGATGCCCATGATGGCGCTCGCTGCCGTGATCGCCGGCCAGATCGTTTACTCGCGCCTGCTGCCCATCGACTTGCCTTCGCAGCCGCCAGATGCGGGCCTCTGGCGGCAGCCCGACGGCCGACTGGCGCACGTCAATGGTTTGTCCGACCTCGGCGGGGTCCCACACTTCTACGGCTGGGCCGCCGACTTCCTCGGCGTCGATGGTGATTACGGCACCTATACGGCTGCGGTCTGGCTCGCAGACGGCGAGGCCGTCGCTGGTCCGGGGTTCATCGGCCCATCGACCGCGATCGCCGACCTGTTCGAGAACGGGCTTGTCCGCGTGGTGTATATGGGCCGGGGCTTCGCCGCGTCCGAAGCGCACCCGCGTTCTGGCCCCGCTGTCGAGCAGGACCTCCGAATGGTCGTGCTAGATGGCGCGGTCTGGCCCGCCCAGGAGTATCTCGTGCAGTGGATCGCTCCGCCGGCTGTCCATGTGAGCCCGGTCAACGGACGTGTGTTCCCGCTCAACCCAGACGTGACCACGACGGGCGCGGTGCTTGCCGGGCAAGCTGGGTATGCGGTTCCGGATGGGGTTGTTGATCTCGACGACCTAAGCATGTTCGTGGACGTCTGGCGGTCTTGGGCGAAGCCGATCGAGGAGCTTGTGGTGCTTGGTGTCGGTGGGGTACAGGATGAGTGATCTGTGTCCGTGGGATGGCCCTGCGCGTGGGAGGTTTGTTTGAGCCAGTCTTATATGCCCATCGGCAGATACAGCCGTCTGCATGGCGTGCCGCTGACCCAGGTGCGCCGTCTGGTTCTTCAGGGTCGCCTGGCTGTGCGGTTCGATACTCGCAATATGTTCTGGTTGCTTTGGTGGGTGAGTGAAAAGTGATTGCGATCCGTGTTTGGGCTGTGACGCCTGGGGCGTCGCAGATTTGTTCCCTGTGACTGGCATCGGCCTCGGCTGTATCCGACATTACTGGTGGAGGACACGACTATGTGCAACTCAATGACCACAGCGGAAGCCGTCCGGACTCTAGGGGCCCTTGTCGAGAAGTCTGCGAAGGACGCATTGGCGAATGGCGATCTAGGAAAGCGTGCCTTCTTGTTCAGCCGCGCGGCCGTTCTCGGCCGTCTGGCGTGGGTGCTCAACGACGAGGGCCCCGCCTTCGCGTTCCGCTTTGCCTGGCAGTGGGAGACAGCGGACCGAGAAGATGTCCCCGCTGATATCTGGGCCTGGATGAGCCAGTACAAGAACACCGACGTGGTCGAGTGTGCCCTCGCCGCCCTTGGCGCGTTGGTCGGCGCCCGCGGCAGCGAGCGGTATGTCCACTACGGCGACGACCTCGGCGCGATGCCGGCCTGCACCCATAGCGAGGTTGGCGGCCTTGTCCGCGAGCTAGAGCGGTTCCTCCCGTGAGGGGTGCCGTCGCCGGCGAGGTCGCCGTGGACGTCGTGGTCGAGGTCTGGGACAACCGCTGGGGCGAGCGGTTCCTCGAGACGGTCCGCCTCGACGTCGAGTTCGAGGGCGTTTATTCCGTCGATCCTGGGGCCCGGTACCTGCCGGACGGATCGGGAATCCCGCCGTCAAGCGATCTGGATGTGGTTGCCACCGACGATTGGACCGAATTGCTCGCCTGGGTTGAGGAGTGGCTCGCCGAGGATCTCGGGCGATATACGCTGCTAGAGAGCGAGTCTGGCGTGCTCGACGCCGTCAACCTGGGGCTCGAAGAGGCTGTTGGCGATGATCCAGAGCGATGGCTGGTTGGGGGTCCCTATGGGCGCAGCTAGAGATGGCCGGTTCGTCGTGTCGGATGCGCTCTCGGCTGCCGAGGATGTGATCCTGGAGTGCCAAGGCTTCTCCAGCGCTGATCGGCGAGACGCGTTTATCGACTTGGTCATCCAAGAGCTTGAGTCGGCTCGCGTTGCGTTGCATACATCGTCTTCCACCTGTGTCTCGTGCGGGATTCCCGTCGAGTGTGTTGATGGCGACTGGCTCCATCGTCCGGTCGCCCCGAGTAGATCGAGGACCAGGTGCGTTCGTGCGCGGCCCGTTCCGTTGAAGAGGGGTCCCCAATGATCGAGATCGCTGCCAGAAACATTGCCGACGCCGCTCCGCAGGTCGCCGCTAGGCTGCTCTCTGGGCACCGCAAGGATCTTCACGGTGAGCGGGTCGCGTACTTGAATGAGCCGGTGGTGGTTTCCCTGGCGAACCCTGTCGAGACCTGTCCGCGGTTCGTTGCTCTCGGCAACCCGTACTCGCACCTGCTGACGAGTTTCGCTTCCCTGTTTCCATTGCCCGATGGTTCTCGGTTTCCGGAGTCCCTCCGCCCCCAGGCTTGCTTGACTGGCGAGGCTTCTCCGTCCGCGTTCGCTGGATCCGTTGTGGCCGACGGCCGCGCGGTTGTGTTTGCTGGCGCGGCGCTCGCGGGCTTCGAGGCGGTCGGGACCCCGGACAACATGGGTGTGCTCTCGCTCAACGTCGTCTCGCCGACCGGCTCTGTAATGAACGCCTTGGCTCCGGGCTGCATCCGCTGGGGCATGCTCCAGCAGGCGATTGCGTCGCTCTCCGGGTTCATGCTTGGCGGCTTCCGGCTGATCGTCCTGCACCCGATTGCCGCCGTGGAGCATTGCGAGGCGATCCTCCAGGAGGTCGAGGCGATGTGCTCTGGGCCTCTGTATGCGGATGGGGAGGTCGCTTTGGGCGTCGCGTCTGCTCCCGGGGGCGAGTGGTTGACCGAGGCCGCGATGTTTCTCGGAGAGCATGCCTATGCGAGCGGCTACCAGCACCGCCCAATCCGCTCGCTCTTGGTCCCGGCGGTCGCCGCCTGGATGAAGCTTACGGACGCCGATATCGCCGATCGGCGGTCGGCCGCGCTGGAGCAGTTGGCGACGGTCAAGGATCAGGCTTGGCGGCGATGCCTAGAGCGGTGGACCTCGGCTGCGACCGTCGAGCTTTCGTAGCTCTGGCAGTCGCGGCTCGGCGGTGCTATCCTCGGATCCGGGAGCCCCGCCTTGCCGAAGTCGTTCGCCAGCCGAAAAGACCCCTTTGACCTCCGCCGGTGGTCGGCCCGCGAGATCATTCTCGCTCGGCTCGAGCAGTTGGGCAAGACTCCGTACTGGCTCTCCCGCCGGGCCGGATCGAGCGAGGCCGTCGTTTATCGGTTCCTGGGTGGCAATGCCGACACCACGTCCGCGAACCTGGCGGAGATGTTCGCCGCGGTCGGGCTCAAGGTGGTCGTGGATCCGCAGTGGTCGCTGCCGTACTGATTTTTTCGGGGAAATAGCGGCTGTGTTCCTGGCAACCTATCGGATACGAGGGTACCGTCGTGTGAGCGCGTTCGCCCCGGTCGGCGCTGGGGCCGCTCGTCGAACCCGAATTCGGAGGTTCTCGTGGGAATCATTCAACCTATGTCTGACGGCGTCGGCCATATGAAGGTCATCTTCCAGGGCAAGCAAGGCTCCGGCAAAACGTACACCGCTGTGACGCTCGCGTGCGGTGTTCATCGTCAATTCAAGTGCGAGCAGCCGATCCTGTGCTTCGATACCGAAGGCGGGCTCCGTTTTCATCGCGCTCGGATGCAGGAGATCACCGGGCAGGCTCCGCTCGCTGTTGCCAGCCGTCGCATCGCCGACCTGATGGCGGCGGTGCGCGAGGCCGAGCAGGCCGGCGTCGAGGTAATGCTGATCGACTCGGTCACGCATATTTGGCAGGGCATCCAGGAGAGCTATAAGGCCGGGCTTGCCCAGCGCCTGGGCCGGACGCCCGAGACCGTGCATCTCAGCATCGACGATATCGGCAAGATCAAGGATCTCTGGTCCCCATTCGCGCGGTGGTTTGTCGAGGCCCAGATGCATGTGATCGTCTGCGGCCGGCTCGGCTACGACTGGGACATGGTCGAGAACGATCACGGCCAATCGCAGCTTCAGAAGGTCGGGACGAAGGCGAAGGCCGAGGGCGAGTTCGGTTACGAGTCCGATCTCGCCATCGAGATGGAGTTGATCCAGGACGAACACCCGCTGTTCAAGAAGGCGGTCGAGGCCGGGCGGTGCAAGCCCGACGCCGGCTCCGTCTCTATGGCGACCTGTGTGAAGGACCGGTGGGACCTTCTCATGGGCAAGCGCGAGTTCAATCCTGCATTCGATTTCTTCCAGCCGGTCGTGAGCCGCCTGCGCCCTCGTGAGGCCCCGCCGATTGACACCGACCCCGGCGTGGCTGATCTCTCTGATGATGGCCGGGCTCGCTGGAAGGTTGAGAAAGCGATTGTGCTTGAGAACATAGAGCTTGCTTTCGCTCGTGCTCTGCCGGGCACCACCGGCAAGGACCGGACTGCGAAGCTGGATCTGTTCGACGCGATGTTCGGGACGCTGTCCTGGGAGGAGATCAAGCGGTTCCCGCTGCCTCTGCTCAAGGACTACATGCCGCACGTCCGCGAGGCCACCGACATCATCCGTGAGGATCGCGACAAGATGAAGCAGGTGATTGAGCGTGCGAAGGCCGTTCGGGCCGAGTTGCACCCCGCCCCCGCCCCAGATCCTGAGCCGGCCGAGACGCCGGCAGAGGCGAAGGCGGACGCCGAGATGGACGCCCAAATCAACGCGGCCCTCGGCAACCATGCACCGGGAACCGGGCCGGCTCCGTTGGCCTCCGAACCGGAGCCCGCGAGCGATGCGGCTACTCCTAGGGGACAGCAGGACCTGCCGCTCGAGGGTCGCACCTCCGGGCAGACCGACGACAACCGGTCCGAGCCCGCAGCCGCAGAGGAACCGGCTGTAGTGGGGCATGCCTCGGACGGTAATCCCGCCCCTTCGAGCACCGGGTTGAAGGGGTGAGCGCCGGCTCCGCGCTCGGGCAACCGGGCGCGGGGCTATTTGTCCGTCTCGCGTGGCGCACGGTGTGCCTCGCGTTGCGGCAACGGCCGTTCCGTGCTGTTCCGCGCGGTTCGGCCTTTATGGATCCGAAGTCTGTTGATCGTCTGTTGCCATCGATGCGCTGCGATGACGGCTGCGGCGAGTGTTGCGGCCCGGTCGTGTGCTCGCAGCCGGAGTACGACGCGGTGCTTGCCTACGCGGCCGAGCATGGCGTGGAGCCCGTGGACCAGGGCGTCACCTGCCCGTGGTTTCAGGGCGGTCGCTGCGCCGTCCATGAGGCTCGCCCGACGACCTGCCGGCTGTACGGGCACGTCGATGGGATGCGGTGTCCGCGGGGCTACAACGCGAACGTCACACTGACTGTGGAGCGCCGGTTGGTCCGGACCTGTGCGACGAGATCCGCTGCTCCGCGCCGCGGTTTCTTCACGAGGCGCTCGAGCCCATCGAAGCCGTGGAGGCGAGGATCCGGGCGTTCATCAAGCCGGACGCCTCCGAGGCCGGGCCGTCCGCAAACCTCGCGTATCACGGGGCGAAGGCGATGAAGATGACCGGCAAGGGGTTCCTCAATACGACGTTCATAGGCGCGGACGACGGCAGGGTGCTCTAACGATGATCATTCCTGCGGACGTCGTGACGCCCGAGCAACAACGGAACCGGAGCTATGGGTAAGGACACCGCCATCCAGTGGTGTGACTCGACCGTCAACCCGGTCATGGGCTGCTCGGGCTGCGAGCTATGGAGCAAGTCTCGCCGCTCGTGCTACGCCGGCGTGCTCCATGGGCGGTACGGACGCAACCGCGGTTACGCCGACGACTTCAACGTCCCCCAGATGTTCCCCGGCCGGATGGCGAAGGCCGCGGCCTGGAAGCCCCTCGGGCGGTTCGATGATCGCCCCGGCAAGCCCTGGCTCAATGGGCGTCCGCGCCTGATCTTTGTCTCCGACATGGGCGACGCCCTGAGCGAATCGATCGGCTTCCAGTTTTTGTTCGATGAGATCGTCATGGCGGCGACCTCGCTCAAGGGCCGGTCCCACCGGTGGCTCTGGCTCACGAAGCGGCCCAGGCGGATGCGGGAGTTCGACGAGTGGCTCCAGGAGCGGGGCCGGGTGTGGCCGGCGAACCTGTGGCCGATGACGAGCGTGACCGGACGCGCGTCTATGCGTCGTGCCTCTGAGTTGAAGTCAGTGGGACCTCCGTTGGTGGTCCGCGGTATCAGCTTCGAGCCGCTGATCGACGAGCCGGATTGGGACTACTGCCTGGGCCCGTTGGCCGAAGGCCCCGAGGGCGCTGAGGTCCATCGGCCGGTCGGGTGGGCCATATTCGGCGGCGAGTCGGGCGATGGCGCTCGCCCCATGGATCCGCAGATTATCCGGCGTGGTATCGCGGCCTGTGACGAGCGGGGCATCCCGGCGTTCGTGAAGCAGCTTGGCGCTCGCCCCGTCGGCTTGACGGTCGGCGGCGTGGCGTCTCCCGACGGGCACAACGGCGACTGGTCTCGGTGGCCGCACGACCTCCGTGTTCGGGACGTCCCTGCGGGTTGATGTTGTGTTTATGGTTGGCCTCGGATACGATGCTCGCGTGGCCGGAGACCCCAATGGCATCGTCGAACGACATCCTGCGCTCCTTCGTCTCTCGGGACTGCCCCGGGTGCGGTGGCATTAAGCGCGCACGCGTCTGTGTTTGCTCCGCCTGTTGGAAGCGGCTCCCTCGGCGCCTCCGCGAAAACCTCGGCCTCCGGTTTGGTAGGGGCTACGAGGACGCCGCTTGTGCGGCCGTGGGCCATCTTCAGAAGGAGGATTGATGCTCCGAGTTCTGGCGCTGGACCCGAGTTCGACCAAGACCGGGTGGGCCTTGTGCCGGGAGGGCCTGGGATTTGAGCCAGTCAGGTCTGGGGTGCTTTCGAGGCCGGATCGCTGGCCGGCCTACCTCCGCCTGCGGTGCCTTCAGGTCGAGGTCCGAGACTTGGTGCTTAGCCTAGATGGCGAGTTTGATCGTGTCGTGGTTGAGGTCCCCGGCGTGAAGCAGGCCGGCAGGATGCGGAGCAAGTACAGCACCGCGGGCACCTACGCCGCGGCGGTCGGGATCGTCCTGGGTGTCGCCTACGAGCACTGCGACCTCGTGGTCGCCGTCGCCTCGGATCACTGGACCCGCATGGGCGGGGCTTTCGGGCAGCGGAAGGGCCGGCGTCTGGCCGCCCTCGAGCACGCCAGCTCCTACGAACGCTCTGGAGATCGGGGCGGGGACGAAGGGGATGCGATCTCGCTCGGGGCGTGGTACGCGCATCACCACGGCAGGGAAGGAGACGACCAATGCGATCTCGTGTTGCCCGCGGTTCGGCTTCCCAGCGGAAGCCGGTTCTGCGAACGAAACCTGACCAGCGATCCGGACGGGAAGCCGCGCCCGGTCCGCGTCCCGCGGAAGGTGTGAGCCTCCGGCTGTGGCGAGAGTCGATTGAGCGGTTCCTGGCTGAGCCCGAGGGCTCGGTCGCCCCGCCTCCGGATCGAATCCCGGGACTCTGAGTTACCTGTGGATAACTCGTGGGCAACCTGATGGGGTTGCCCGGTTTCGCTGCGCCGGGGTAGACGTGGTCTCCGCCTCGCTCGCCGGGGCCAAAAAAACACCGCAGGGTCGGAGCCCTGCGGTGCCGTTCGAGCCCCATCCCGAGGCCGTCGAAATGCATAATAGCCCGTCACGTTCGTGTTCTGCAAGTGGTCCTGCTTGCGACCTGACCAGTTTCGACCCCAACACCTTGCGGCAGGCCGCCGATCTCACCGACGAGCTTTCCTGCTCCGCGGTGCGGTTGCTGTTCCATGTGGCCGGCCTGGAGTCCTGTGCTCGGGGTGTCTGTTGCGCAAAGGGCCGGACCCTGGCGGCGCGCATGGGGTTGTCGGACCGCACCGTCCGCCGGCGGTTCTCGGAGCTTGTGGACGCCGGGGTGTGCCTCCGCGTCCGCAGGCGGTGCCGGACGTCCTGGCGGGGCCTGACCGACCTAGGCCGTGCCGTGCTCACCGTCCTCCGGGCGGGCGGCCCGCTCGCTGTGGCCGCGCATTTGTCCGCGCACAAGGGAGAAGCTCAGCCCAAAGTCCATAACTCTCCCTCGGGGAGCGTTGTGCACGAAGGGTTAGCGGACCCTGGTCCGTCCGTAGATCCCGCTCGCTATCGCCGGCCCCGGGTGGCCGGATGCCTCTCTGAGCCAACCTGGGCCGCCCTGGCCTCGTGGATGCGGTCTGCCCGTTCGGTGTCCTGGGCTCGGTGCAAAATGGCGCATAGGGCGTTCTCGGGCCTCGTGAGGGCGGTTCATCGGTCTTCGGAGTGGGCGGCCTTCGGCCGGGCTATGGCCGCCAAGGGCCGGTTCGTCTCCGCGGAGGACCTGCTTCGGCTCGCCGTGCTGGACGCCGCCGGCCGCGGGCGGGACTTCGGGACAGTCGAGACCGCTGTCAGATACGTATCCGCGGTGCTGGTGGGCTGTGTGGGCGAGCGCCGCCTGCCCGGTGAGCGGGTCGCCGCTGGTAATCATTCTCGGATACGCTAGTATCCCCGCCTGGGCTTGGCCCCTGCTGCCTGGAGGTCCTGTGATTAACATTTCTGCTGAGTCCTGGCGCGAGATCCGCCGCACAGTTCAGGCTGCCGGCTGGTGCATCCTCGGGTCGCTGTTGCTGCTGATTGGGGCCACCGTCGTGATCTCGGTCTCGATCCTGGCCGCCAACTCGGTCCAGGTCGCGGAGGCGCTGAGCCGATGATCCGCAGCTTTGGTATATCCGACGAGGGGCGCGAGAAGCGTGTTCTGCTCAACCCCGAGACGCTCTCGCAGACCCGGGCCGTCATTCAGGCGAGTTCTGGTGGTGGGAAGAGCTTCCTGCTGCGAACGATCATCGAAAAGGCGACCAACCAGATCCCCTGCATTGTGATCGACCCAGAGGGCGAGTACCGGACGATCCGAGAGATCCGGTCTATGGTCCTGGTGGGCCCGGACGGCGAGTTGCCGCTCAAGCCCGGGACCGGCGGCCGCGTCGCCCGCGGGCTGCTCGAGAGGTCGTGCTCGGCGATCATCGACCTCTCGGATATGCGCGCCCGGGACCACGGGGCGTATGTCGCCGACTTCCTGGCAGGGATCATGCAGGCCCCGAAGCGGCTCTGGCGCCCGACGATCGTCGCTATTGACGAGGCCCATCGGTTCTGTCCGGAGGGCGGGCGTGACAATGTCGCTGCCGAGTATGTGATCGACCTTATGAGCCGTGGCCGGAAGCGCGGGTATGGTGGCGTCCTGGTCACCCAGCGGATAAGCAAGATCCGGAAGGACGCGGTCGCCGAGGCCGCGAACGTGTTCATTGGTCGGACGACGCTTGACCTGGATATCAAGCGGGCCGCCGACTACCTAGGGACCACCGCGAAGTTTGCCGCCTTCCTCCGCTCGGTCCCGCCGGGCGAGTGGAGCGCGTTCGGCCCTGCGCTCGATGTGGACGGTGTGGTCCAGTTCATCGGCGAGCTTCCGCAGACCAAACCTCCGGAGGGCGAGTACCAGGGCGGGCCGGTGACCGGCGCTCAGTCGCTCTCGGCGATCGCCGCGATGATCCTCGACGAGGAGGCCCCCGCGACGCTTGAGGACGCCGAGCGGACCATCGCCGAGCTTCGGGCTCGCCTGGATGACCTGGAGGACGCTGGGCCCTCGGAGGCCGACCTCGACGCCGCTCGACGCGAGGCGCATGCCTCTGGCCGCAAGGAGGGCGTTGCGGCGGCTCGCCGGGCCGCCGAGGACGCTGTCCGCGAGGACGCCGAGCAGGCGTGGGATCGGTTCGAGAGCAACTTCGAGCACGGCCTGATCGCCGAAGAAGAGCAGGCGGAGGCGAAACAGCCAGCACGAACGGTCACACGAGCGCCTTCGGCCGCCCCGAACCTGTCCCTGAAGGTCCAGAACCCCAGCGGAAGGGCCCAGGACCGCGTGCTTTATGCGCTTGCGTGGTGGGCTCGGGTCGGGGTGGAAGAGCCGGGCCTCGCCCAGCTTGCGGTCCTGGCCGGCATGAGCCCCCGATCGAGCACGATTCGGGCCGCCCGGGCCGCCCTCCGGGGCGAGGGCCTGATCGAGTATACCGACTACGGCACCCGGCTGACCGAGGCCGGCCTGGAGGCCGCGCCGTCCGTGCCCGACCTGCTTTCTTGGGATGAGTGGCGCGACGCGATCCGGGGCCAGTTGCGGGGTTCTTCGCTCGATGCGTTCAATGTGCTTCTGCGCACTGGCGGGCTTGATGTCGCCGACCTTGCGGTCAAGATGGGCAAGAGCGCCAAGTCCAGCACGATCCGCGCCGCCCTGGCCCATCTTCGGAAGATGGGCTTGGTCGAGCAGGGCCAGCCGGTCAGATTAAGCGAGATTGTGTTCCCGTCCGCGTTGCCCGCGCGGTAACCTGTTGCATACGAGACCCCGGAGGTTCCCATGCTCAAGCAGTTCAAGGTCCAGGATATCGCCGAACTTGACGACGGCCGGGCCGCCGCCCACATCGACAAGGCGCTCAAGACGGCGATCTCTGATTGCTCCAATCGCCCTGGTGTCGCTCGCAAGCGGAAGGTAAATGTCACCTTCGAGGTCGAGCCTATGACCGACGAGGACGGCCTCTGCCATGAGGTGACGATCGAGGTGGTCACCGGCGCCGACCTTCCGAAGTCTCACTCCAAGCCCCTGAGCATGGGCGTGCGCCCGCAGGGCCAGCTTGTGTTCAACCCCGCGTCCGGCGACAACGTCCGCCAGCGGACGCTCGACGAGGCCGGCGTCGATCGAACCACCGGCGAGGAGGTTCCCGAAGATGAACGATGAATCATTCAACGAGCTTGAGGTGCTCGAGGACCGCTCTGCCGTGGAGCAGGTTGCGATGCTGGCGATGGCCGCGTCCGACCCGAAGTTCCTCGACGCCCCGGACCCGAACGACCACCGTCGGTTCTTTCTCGACGAGAACGGCCAGCTTGGCAACCCGCCGTATGTCCCGCCGCGTCGCTACACCGCCCTGAGTGTCTCTGGGCTCATCGACACAGTTCGTGATCTGGCATCGATCAAGCAGGTCCGTGCTTTCGGGGCGGAGGATGTTTCGGCTGCGTGCCGGATCTTCGTCGGCGACGATCGGGTGACGGCCGTTATCGATGAGCGCGGCGATCGTACCGATGCGGTGGTGCTTCATCTCAAGACCGTCGCGTCCATGACGTCGATTGAGAACGGGGCCCTGGAGGACTTGGATCAGTCCTTTCTGGAATGGATTCTGAGGTCGGAATTCCCCGATCGCGTGACGCCCGAATCGTTCCTGCCGATCATCCGCAAGCTCAAGTTCCGCGACGGCGCGCAGGGCGGTTCGTCGATAGGCCACGGTAACGAGACCATTGACCTTGAGGTCGAGGCGAGCGTTTCCGGCGTGGACGAGAATATCCCCGAGGTAGTCACGCTAAAGACTCCCGTGTTTGAGGTGTTGGCGACCGACCAGTTTGCTTACGAAGTTCCGATCCGGTGTGCGGTCCGCGTCGTGCCGAAGACCAAGAAGTTCTTTCTTCGTCCGCTGGAGGGACAGATCACGTCCGCCCGCCAGGCCGCCCGCAACGAGATCGTGTCCATGATCGCCGACGCCAACCTGCCCGATAATGTGCTAGTATTCCGCGACGCGGCCGTATAACCCGTACACCCGCCCCAAGTGCGCGCGGCCCACCCATGAACTTCCCTTCGGGTGGGCCGCGTACGTTTTGGATTCGATGTTCCTGGCGAAGGAGTTCTCGCCATGAACACGACCGATCAGCCGTATCGTTTCTTCCGTGGTGTTCCGTTCTCTGTTGAGGGCTGGGCCGGCACCGATCCTGAGCGTGTCGTGCTGGAGTTCGTCAGCGATCAGCGGCTCGCTGTGTCGCGGCTCACCGGCTGCGATCTCCGCGATGCCTGGATGTTCTGGTCCGGCAAGATCGTCAAGCGGCCGATCCGCCTGCGCGATGAGTCCTGCCCCGATCGGGTGCTCGTGATCACTTCGACGCTCCCGGACCGCTTGGCCCGCCTGTGCCCCGCGGAGGCAACGCTGTTCGCCGTGTGCCTGCGCAAGATCAACTCCGGCCGTCCGTTCGTCGCCGAGTGGATGGTGCCGATCTCGCGCAAGGGGACGCTGGGCCTGTTCGGAGGTGGCGTGGAGCTTTACCCGCCAGAGTTTGCGGCCCTGAATATCGCTGGCGCGAGCGAATAAGCCGACAAGAGACTTGCATTCGTTGGTATCGTATGCGAAGGTGGTGGCGGAGGATCGGTATGCCGCGACATGAGTTCTTCACTGTTGACGATGGATCGCGCAAACTCTGCCGGCACGTCGTGCCTCGCAGCGGCGTTGGGTACGTCCATCGCGTTTCGTTCGCCGACGTCGAGGCGATCGCCGCTGCCATCGAGCGCGTCGCCGACGACGAGGGCCGCTTCACCATCGAGGCGCTGGCCCGGGAGGCTTTCGATTCCGAGCGTGAGGGCGATGGCTTTCCCGTCTACGGCGTTTCCAAGACGGCGGCGGTCGTCGCGTTCGCCAGATCCGAGACGTCGCTGATCGAGAAGTCTGGCCGGTTCCAGGTGGTTTCCGAAGACTTTGACGCGCTCGATCTCGTGGTCGATGTGGTTGGCTTCAACGCGAGGGAGATCGCCAATGCCGCCCGAGGCTGAGGTTCGCCGGCACGACTACCTGTCTGCGCCGCAGGTCCCAGACTCGCCCGGTGGGGCGCGTGTGGTTCTCGCCGATCCCCCGTACAACATCGGGGTTGATTACGCGGGCGACGGCTCGGGCGACCGGCTGCCCGATTCAAAGTATCGCCTGCTCTGCCAGAAGGCCCTCCGCCATCATGCGAGGGTGCTTGCGCCCGGCGGGACCTGCTGGTGGGTGGTGCCAGCGGGGCATCTCGAGTGGCTTGGCCCGATGATGGAGTCCGCGATCGGTCCCAGGCTGTATCTCATCGTCTGGGAGGAGGCGTTCGCGCAGTACCAGCGCCACGACCTCACCTCGGACTTTCGGCTCATCGTCGTCCATGCAAATGACCGCGGCCCGGTGTATCGAGACATGGACGCGATCCGGGTTCGCTCGGTGCGGCAGGACATGGGCGACAAGCGCGCCGACCCGCAAGGGCGTGTCCCTGGACGGGTCTGGCGGTTTCGCAGGCTCCAGGGGACGAGCACGGACCGCGTCGGCTGGCACCCCGCCCAGTTGCCTCCCGAGTTGCTTCAGCGAATCGTGCTCGGGTGGAGCGCCCGCGGCGACCTCGTGGTCGATGGCTTCGCCGGCTCTGGCTCGCTCGGCGTCGAGTGCCTTCGCATGGGCCGGCGGTTCGTGGGCCTGGAGCGGTCGGCCGAGTATGTCAAGAAGGCGAATCAGAGACTCAGAACGGTTGCAAAGGAGCTATCCGATGGCAATGTGTGACGGCTGCGGCGGAGATCATCCGCCGAGCGAGCCGTGCCCCGATGGCACCGAGTGGTGCAGCGGCGCTCTGGTATGTCGGATGTGCGCCCATGAGCACGTTTCTGTCTGGCCCGCGTCCATTGTGGACGAGGAGTGCCAGGAGTGTCCCGAGTGCGGGAACATGACCGCCGGTCCCTCTGAAGACGAAGAGGACGAGTTTATATGAAACAGGAAGTTCGCACCGAGACCCTGCCCGCGGTGAACCGCGATCACCTCCCGTCCGAGTCGCGTGGCCTTTCGATCGAGAGGTGTGCGACGGTTGTTGAGTGGTGGGCACGCCAGCTTGGCCTTACGCACTGGACAATCGATGTTCTGGAGTTTCATCGAGCCGAGCATGAAGGGTCGCTCGGATGGTGCAGCTTCAACTTGGCCAAACTTCGGGCGACGATCGGTTTTATGCGCATTAGCGAGCGGCATCCCGATGATGACTTGGTTGATTCGGAGCAGGTTGCCGTGCATGAACTGATCCACCTTCTGTTCGCCTCGTGGCAGGAGTGGACGATGGAAACCGCGCCAAATCGCCCCGGGTGGCTAAAGGCCCTCTGTGAGGAGCAGCCGACCGAGAAGCTGTCGTGGGCTCTGGTGACGATGCGCCGCGCGAATGATTCGATGCGGTTTGACTGGGAGCGCCCGGTCTCCGGTCCGGGAGACGGCTGACCGGCTGGAGTCCCGTGACGAGGTTCCCCGGGAGGACATGTCATGATCCAAGTCCTGGCCCTTGCGTCGCTCTCTGTGGCCCTGGGCGGCTGCGCCCGGACAATCGTGCTCGAGCGGCCCCCGCGATCGGGTCCGGTTGTGACGTCTGTACCGCTTGGATCGTCGGGCGTGAATTTCGCCGGGCAAAGCGATCCCCAACGGCTGGCGTTGCCCCGGTTCGTATCCGAAACTACTGGTGTCATCTATGAAGGAGCCTGCCATGAACGACCGCACCAGCAACAACGTCCCTGCCCGAGCCTTTCTCGTCACTGGCATTCTTGCTGGTGTTCTTCTCGCAGCCCTGTGCTCCGTCGGGTTTCTGACCTCCGGCTCGGACGCTGACGGCCCGCTCTCCGGGGTGGTCGAGCACCGCGCCGAGGCCGAGGCTGTCATGGCCGAGCTTCGTCGCTGATCCGCCATTTTTCAGGACCCTCCAGCCCCCGCGACGGCTCCGAACTGCCGCGCGGGGGTTTCCTCAATTCTCCGATGGGGGTACTCTCGTGTCCGATATGCCGTCCCGCTCTTGGTGGTCGAGGTTCTGCGTCGGGCTTGTGCTCGGGCTCGTGCTCGGGGGCTTCGCCGCGTCCGTGGCCCTGTGGTAGCGGCCGGCGGATGGAGGTCCCAATGTCCGATATCACCAAAATGCACGCGATGCGACCCGGCGTCCAGACGTCCGAGTTCCGGGGCAAGACGATCGTGCAGGCCCTGGTGCTTGGGGCGTTGCTGCTCCAGCAGTTCGGCCTCGACGTCGCCATCACCGAGGAGACCGCCCTGGTGATCGTCGCCGGGCTCGAGGCTGCGTACTCGGTCGGCCGCTCGCTTCTCAAGGCGTTCGGCGTCCGCGATGCGGTGCCCGCGGCCGCTGCGAATGCCTGATCTCTCCCTGTTTCCCTGACCCGACTGGAGTTCAACCCATGCGAACGCTTTCGCCCGTTCTGACTGCCCTCTCCGTCCTGGCCCTCGTGGTCGCGTCGCTCGCCCAGCCGGGTTGCGCCGGCAACCGCGCCCGGGACAACGTGCTTGTGCCCGCCCTGGGCGAGATCTCTCCCGGCCTCCGATCGGATGTCGCCGCTGGCGTGGAGACGCTCGATCCGATCGAGCAAGAGGCCGCCAGCGAGGACGTCGCTGTTTTCTTCGAGGCCCTGGGGATGAACGACCGAAACGCGGTCATCGTCCGGGCGGTTCCGCTCTGGCCCGCCATCGAGACGCTGGCGCTGCGAGGGATCGACGCGAAGCTGGCCGCTGGAGAGATCGGCCCAGGCGTCCGCGAGTCTCTGTTGGAGCGCGTCCGAAATATGGAGGCCGCCCTCACTCGCGTAGCCGAGCGAGGCGTGGCCGATTGAGACGCCGAGCCCCGTCCCGCCCCCCGTGAACATTCCTGGATTGAAGCATGACCAATGAACCGACGTCGGGTTCCTCTGTGAGCCCAATCGACGCGATCATCGAGCACGCCGCAGGCGCGGGTATCCGCGACGGGTGTCGCTCTGCGAACCCCCTGGAGAACGCCATGGAGAAGTCTGAGTCCCTCGAAATCATGGGCCGCGATCTGGCAGACATAATCATCGATAACGCCGCCGCAGTCGGTGTCTCGCTGGGCGCTGCCGCCAGTGAACTCGCCGAGTACGCCGCCCATCGCGCCGACGCCCTGTCGCTCGCCGTCGGGGAGCCCGGCTTTGATCAGGCCCTGGAGGCCGAACGCGACAATGTCGCTCTGAAGGCCGCGGCCGGCGCGGTGGAGCAGGCCGATCAGGTTGACTCCCGCGTGCTCGCGACCATCGCTCGCTCGCTTCGGATCGCCGCAGTCGGTCTTGCTGTCTGATAAGATCGTCCCGGACCCCTTTCTCTAGGCCCCGGATGCGTTGCCCGGGGCTTTTTTTCTGCGCGGGCTTGCTCACGCCTTGGGCTCGTGGCCATATAGGCGTGTGCCCGCTCGCCTGACCGCCAACTTCACCAAGCTGCCGCTGGTCATGGGTGTGTGTTTGACTGCCAAGCGACCGTACCCGTCGCATACGCCGATCGGCGCGGGATCTCAGAAGCTGATCCTGCTGACGATCTGGGCTCACGAGGGCCAGTTGATCGTGCCCCGGATCATCGCCGACGCGTGCGGCCTGAGCAGCGTGCATACCGAGCGCGGGATCGTTGTTCTGAGGCGTCGCGGGCTCATTCGGTCCGTCACCGAGCGGCCCCCGGGCTCATCCCAACTTGGCAAGCGGTATTACCTGTGCATCGACAAGATTCGGGAGTGCCAGTTTGACGCCGAAGATGTCTATCGGCCGGTCGGCGTGAAGGCTCGCCCGAAGGAGAAGCGGATATGCCGAGCAACGTCCCCGCGCACCTGAGCCACCTGCCGTTCCTCGGGGGCCTGCCTGTTCCGAGGGTAGTCGCCGATCACCGCGTGGGCCGCATTGCTCTCGCCCCATCGACGTGGGACGGCTTCGACCTCATGACCGTCTGGGAGGGCGAGAGCGGCGGCCCCGACTTCGGCAAGTACGACGAGGAGAAGCAGCGTCGCTGCGTTGTGGAGCAGTGGTGCCACGTCTGCGGGGCCGGCGGGGACCTCATGGTCTGTGTGCCGCGCACACCAAAGCTGATCACGCTGAACGGTGTCCAGATGGCGGTGGTCCACCAGCCGTGGGTCTGCGGGCCTTGTCTCGCGTACGCGATCCGGGTCTGCCCGCCGCTTCGGCGTCTGGCCGAAGAGGGCCGGGGGCTGGTGATCTTCGGGCTCCAGGACCAGCGGCCGATCCAGACGATGTGGCGGCCGGCCGATCCGGGCGATCCGGTCCCGCCCCCCGGATCGATGGTTCTCTCGACTCACAAGCTGCCGGTGCCCCCAGAGGCCCGGACACAAGACCTGCCGGGCTGGGCGGCCTCGGTCGGCGGCAGGTACTGGCGTCGCTGGGAGCGTGGCCTGGGCGTCGTGGAGGTGCCGTCGTGAGGACGGCCAAGGGTGATCGGCTGGAGATCTCCGCCTGCGATGGTGATCCGGTCCCGTGCGTTCTCGTGCGGAGGTACCTGGACCGGCCCCGGCGGGGTCTCTCGCTAGACGCGTTGCTCGAGCTTGGTGTCGCCGACTGGCGTGCCCGGGAGATCATCGCGGAGGCCGAGGAGGACGCCGAGGGCCCCGTGCTCGTGGACGAGCTTCACCTGCCGGCCGCCGACGCCGAGCGGTTCTGCGAAGAGGTCCGCGCCGCCGCGTCCGACGCCCTCGCTGGTGGCTAAGTCTATGACCGATAATGGTTTATGTGCGATTTTACAGGGGAGCGCCGGGGCGTTCCCCGTGGAACACTGGACTACCTGCGGATCCGATGGTACTGTGACGCCGCGTGGTGGAGCAGTTGGTAGCTCGCTGGGTTCATATTCCAGAGGTCGGGGGTTCGAGTCCCCCCCGCGCAATTCGCTTCGAAGCCCCCTTGGGGCGGCCCCTTGAGGGCAGTTGGGGCCAGAGCACCCGGGGGTGACGTCACCGGGCCGCTCAGCATGCCTTGAACGCTCCGTTTCCGCGGATCCAAACTCGGCGTACTGGGATCGACGGCCCCGCTGCGGGGGACCACGGCCGCCTGTCGCACGAAGGCCAGATTCGGACCGGTCCGGTCTGGCTGGGCCCAAATGATGCGACGCAAAGGCGGGGAGGTTCGATTCCTCCCCCCCGCGTTCACCGGTGGTGCCGTTCGCAGGCACCGACTCTTCCGTCTCGAGCCCGGCCTAACCGCCGGCCTCGGGCTTCGCCTTCGGGCGACAAGGTTTGCCGCCGAGGTGACCGCGTCCCGCCTGGGTAGCCCTAGGTCGTGCGGTGGTTTGGGCGCTCCGAGGGCTCTGGCGCTGGGTAACCGGTGTCCGGGCATTGAACCAACTCCGCTCGCTGCCTTCGGGCAGCCGGCAATGCCGCCGCCGCAGGTTCGAATCCTGTGCCCGCTATTTCCCATCCCTGGAGGTCTCATGCCCGCCGACAGCCCGTCTCTCGCCTTGCTTGTGCCTTCGGGCAACGGCCTCATCGCGTGCCTGCCGATCAACCCGAAGGCGGTCAGGACCAGCCGGCCCTGGTCCGCGCTTCCGTCCGCGTCGGTTTATGCCTCGCCGATGACGAAGATCCCGGGCCGCGCCTTCGTATTCGCTTCGGGCGAATCCGTTTTGGAGTTCGAGCACGACAAGTGGAGCGGCGTCTCGTGGTTTGTGCTCGGGGATGTCTGTGTGTGGTGGAAGCCGTGATCATCACGCTCAAGAACGCCAACGAGTTCTTTGCGACCGGCGTCGAGTTTGAGGGCAGGCCGGTCTTGTCCGTCGATATGGATCTCAGCGCCCAGTCGGCAACGTGCTGGATTCATCCGCGAGAGGACCGCCCGGTTTTCGTCGATGAAAAATGTGGCCTTCGCAGAGATGAGTCCGGCCAGATGCTTGAGATGGGTGTTGCTGGGCAGGGCGCAAAGCTCGTTGTGGCTTGCGAGCCAGCGAAAAAGTACGTCGCCCTGCACGCCGCGTGTTCGCCGAGCGCGACAACCCGTTTCGCCTACGCCGGCGAGTTCTCATTCGAGGACAAGAACGGCGATAAGCAGGTGGTGCCCTGGGCGACCATCAAGCAGATCATGGCCGAGATTCGATCGTCCGCCTCGATCTTCGAGGATCGGATCGTGGTCGCCGCTAATGGCGTCTTGATGATGCCCGAGTAGGTGGTTGCTGGGTGAGTTCCCGGCGGCATGCTGATGTCTGGAAGGAAATGGCTATGGATTCGATGACGGAGCGACGGGTTGGGTGCTGGGTTTTATTCAGTCCTCCCAAGTCGGCGAGTGGTGCGACGTGCCTGCCTTCGGTGAGGATGATGCGCCCCGAAACGCCGATGATGAGACCGTTCTGACGCTCTGGAAAAGTGCATGCGAGGATGTTGGCGAGTCCGCTTCTCGTGGGAGCGTCGCGTATGCGAGGGCGAAGCCCGGCGGGCAGGTGTATCTGGTTCACAAGGACGCGACGGGCGACCTTCCGACTGATCGTGAAAAACATCCGGTCCGGACAGGGATTCTCAAGATGGAATCCAGTGTCACGCTTTCCCGTGGCGAGGCCGTCACCACGATCCCGTTCGGGTTCGTCTCGGAGTCTGATCGCGCCGCCACCCTCGCGTGGCTCGAAATGATGAAGTCTGCGGTCGGCAAGGCGGAGATCGTGCGCGCTCCCCGCTCGCCCGCCCCGGGCGTGTATGCTGAGTGAGCACAACCCCTTGCCGGTGATCGGCTTGGGCAGGCGTGACGCCGGAGGTGCAACATGACAGATTCGTCCGCTTCACCGCGGTTGGAGGTGATCTACCGACCGATCGGCGATGTTCATCCGTATGGGCTCAACGCCCGTACGCACTCGGATGAGCAGATCGCTCAGGTCGTCGAGTCCATCCGCGAGTACGGGTGGACCAATCCCATCCTCGTGCAGGACGATCTGACGATCGTCGCCGGCCATGCTCGCCTCGAGGCCGCCAAGCGGATCGGCCTCGAAGAGGTGCCGACCATCATGCTCGGCGACCTCACCGAGGAGCAGGTCCGCGCGTACGTCCTGGCCGACAACAAGCTCGCTGAGAACGCCGGCTGGGACGAGGAGGTTCTCGCCGGCGAGTTGTGGGCGCTCAAGGATGCCGGCTTCGATCTCGGGCTCACCGGCTTCAGCCAGGAGGAGCTTTCCTCGCTGTTGGCTCACGCCGGCCAGGAGGGCCACACGGACCCCGACGAGACGCCCCCGCTAGGGCCCGACGCAATCTCCCGCATGGGCGATTGTTGGTTGCTGGGCCCTCACCGCCTCGTCTGCGGGGACGCCACGGTCCCCGAGTTTGTCGATCGCTGCTTAGGTGGCGCTCGCCCTCCGCTCATGGTGACTGATCCGCCCTACGGCGTGAACTACGACCCCTCACATCGCGTCCGCTCGGGCCTGGCGAAGAAGGGGCAGGTCGCCGAGGGCAAGGTCATGAACGACGACCGGGCGGACTGGCGTGAGGCGTGGGAGCTGTTCCCCGGCGCGGTCGCCTACGTCTGGCACGCCGGCACCATGGCCCACATCGTCGCCGAGTCGCTCGCCGCGACTGGGTTCCAGATCCGCTCGCAGATCGTCTGGGTGAAGAACCGCTTCGCCATCTCTCGGGGGCACTACCACGTTCAGCACGAGCCGTGCTTCGACGCCGCTCGGGAATCCGAGTATGGGCACGAGACCGCGCAGTACGTCGTTCGTGCCGGCGAGTCTGGCGGCTGGGGTGGCGACCGGAAGCAGTCGACGGTGTGGTTCATCGCCCACCGAGCGAACGACACCGGTCACGGGACCCAGAAGCCGGTCGAGTGCATGGAGCGTCCGATACGGAACAACTCCAGCCTCGGGCAGGCGGTCTATGAGCCGTTCTGCGGCTCGAGCACGACGATCATCGCGAGCCAGCGAACGGGCCGGGTCTGCCTCGCCCTGGAGCTTGACCCGAGGTACGTCGATCTGATCGTCCGTCGCTGGCAGAACTACACCCGCCAGGAGGCGGTGCTTGAGTCGTCCGGCAAGCCATTTGCATCGGTCGCATCGGAGCGCATCAGCCCCGACCAGTCTGCCGAACACCGCACAAAGCCCTCCCAACCCCCGGAACCCTCGCCGAAGTCTGGCTCATCCTCGGGGGGTTCACCGTGACGCTACGGCATGAGTTTTCGATACCGGACCCGGCCTCGCTGCGGCTCCGCTTGTATCCGGATCCGATCCTCCGGGTGCGATCTATGCCGGTGACTGCCGAGCTTCGCGAGCAGATCACGCCCCTGGTTGGCCGAATGACCGAGATCATGGACGAGCACGAGGGCCTGGGAATCGCCGCAATCCAGGTCGGTGTCCCGCTCCGCCTGTTCGTCGCCCGCGTCGGCCGGGCCCTGAAAGACGACCGCGACGTCGAGGGCGTCCGGCGGACTACCGATGGCGTCGAGGTGTATCTCAATCCTTCGCTTCAGCACCCGCTTGGGAAGCGAACGCTTCAGGAGGGGTGCCTGAGCTTCCCTGGCGTCCAGGCGCCGATCCTGCGGCATGACACTGTGACGCTGGCGTTCCAGGGCTTGGATGGCAACTACCACCGCCAGCGGGCCCAGGGGTTGCTCGCTCGGGTCTGGCAGCACGAGTTCGACCACTGCAACGGGCTGACCATCCTCGAGTGGATGGGCCGGCACCAGCAGAAGGCGTGCCAGTACGTTCTGGACGAGCTCTATGCGGATTGGAAGCGGTCTCAGCCTGCCAGGGGATCGGTGTGAGCCATGCACGGAAAGCTGCCACGCCGGATCCGTCGCTCCCGCGCGGGCGGCTGGAAGAAGCCGAACGGCTCTGTGATCGTCGATTGCACCTCTCGCTGGGGTAATCCTTGGCAGGCCGTGCTGTGTCCGGAGGCCAGATCCTGGTATGTCTGTCGCGCGCGAACAAAGGAGAGGACCGGAAGATCATATTCGAGCCATGCCCTGGCTCGACAGGCTTCTGTCTGGTATTTTCATCGGTGGCTCCGGGCCACCCCGTCCGGGCGGGCCTTATCAGTCCGCGCGGCCGATGAGCTTCACGGCAAAGACCTTTGTTGTTGGTGCAGACCTGGCGACGCGTGTCACGCGGACGTCCTGCTCGCTGTTGCTCGGGGCGATGCCCCGCCATGGGCGTTTCTCAAGCGGTATGTCGTGCCACCGGACTCGCGTACCGCCCATCTGGTGCGCAATGAGGACGCCAACACGCTCCGCTTGGAGGGTCTTGGGTAATGGCTCGCCCATCCGCCTTCAACGAAGAGGTCGCCGAGAGAATCCTCGACGGCATCGCCGACGGCAGGTCGCTCAGGACGGTCTGCACCGCTGACGACATGCCGTCGGCCCGTACGGTTCACCGCTGGCTCTCCGATGGCGAGGGTGACGAGTTCGATGCGTTCCGTCAGCAATACGCGCGCGCGCGCGCGGTTCAGGCCGATGTTTTGTTCGATGGGATCATCGAGACCGTCCAGATGGTGCAGTCGGGCCGGCTTGACTCCAAGCAGGGCCGGACCGCGATCTATGGGCTTGAGATCGTCGCATCGCGCCTGGCCCCGAAGAAGTTCGGCCGCCGGCTGGACCTCGCCGGCGAGGTCAACACCATGGTGGGCGTGCTCGGCGTGCCCATGGGGGTGGATTCGTTTGAGGAGTGGAAGGCCCTGGATCCGCCCCGGAAGGTCGCCGACGATCGCCGGGAGATCGTGCCGGAGCGGGCTCCGGATCGCGATCCGCCTCGTGGCGGGATGGGGGCGGTGAAGGTGTGAGCGGTTTGCACTGGCATCAGTTCGGCGTCTCGTGCTCGCCCACGGGCTCGGTGGCGTTCTTCTCCGACCGCTGGTCCGAGTTCGCCGATCCGCTTGAGTCGCTTGCCCTGTATGAGTGCGAGCGGCAGATGGCCGAGATGGGCTGTCTCTCCGCCGATGCCGAGTTTGCCGCGGCCTGGGACGCCGAGGTCGTCTGGCGGGGCTTGGATGGCGATCCCGACGATGACCTGCCTGAGATGCTCCCCGGCTGGCGTCGCGTTACCCTGGAGGACGACATGGCACTCGTTGAATCGGCGGTGCCCCGTCTAGTCGAGTGGAATTAGCCGTCCTCAGCCGGACAAAATAGCGGGCAGAACGCGGGCCAACTCCCGCACATAGTCTCCGCGGATTTTTGCCGGTCTCGGCTATGCGCGCATCCGGGAGTAGCACATGGCGGACGATAAGGTCGAAATCTCCGGGCTTGACGGGCTTTCGCCGCAGGAATGCTTTGTGCTCGGGTATGAGCTTGCACAGGTGGTCGCGGAGTTGGTCGCGGGGAAAAAATCGACAAACCGGTCCGGGCAGGTAATCAAGTCCGTATCGAGGGGGCCGCGGAAGTATGTGGACGATCCATCCGGCTGTGGAAATGCCGTGACGATTGGGTCTGGCTTACTATGCTTGATGACTGAGGCTGCGGTTTCCCGCGGTCTGTCCGCGTCCGGGAGCACGAATGGTTATCCATAAGGGCGACGCGCTCGACCTCATCACGCAGTTTGATCGGTCTCCGGACCTCATCGTCACTGATCCGCCGTATGCATTCGGCGGCGCGGTCTCCGAGCACCAGATCACCTCCACCGTCGCCGTCGTGCTCCGCGAGTGCGCTCGCGCCCTGGCCCGCGACTCGTGGATGGTCGTCTACAGCGCGTCGTCCTGGCGGTCGGTCACCTACATGGTTGATGCCCTTCGGGGTGTGGTGGAGCCGGTCCGGGTTGGCTCGTGGTGTAAGCCGCAGGTGAAGACCCGCGTGTCCCCCGGCGGCTGGGCATATTCGACGGTGATTGCCACCGTGTTTCGCAAGGGCCGCGCGAGATCGGAGACCTCGCAGATCCCCGACCACATCACCGAGGCGATTGTCTCGGGCGGACGGCGAGCAACGCTCCCCGACTCGGTCGCGTCATGGTCCGTTGGGCCGTGGATTAAGCCGGGCGGGCTTTTCCTCGACCCGTTCGCTGGGTCTGGCTCCCTCTGCCGCGCGGCGGAGAGGTTCGGCATGGAGGCGGTCGGGTTCGAACTCGACCCGCCGAAGGACCTTGGGGAAAGCGAGTTATGCAATGGGTGACAAGTTCGTTTTGAACCCAGAGCCCGAGTTCGCGCCGTCGCTGCCCGAGCCCAAGGTCCGCATCGAGTTGCACGCCCGCGCCAACGGGACCTGGTTCTGGACCGTCAAGTGCTACGGGTCCAAGCCGGTTCGCCTGGGTCAGCGATGGTGTCCCCGCATTGCGTCAAAGGACATCGAGTCGTCTCCGCCAGACCTTGAGCGGCAGGTGGCGATCGTCTCGGGCGGCCTCGCCGAGCACCTCGCCATGAACTTCGGGTCCACGTTCGACCCGTCCGAGTGTGCGAGGCTCGGCGTCGAGGCCCTGCGCGACCTCATGCGGGACCTGGAGCGCACACGAAAGAGCCGGCATGCCTCGGGCGGCGGCGGGTGATTGCCGCCGGGACGAACCGGGGCATCGCGTGGCAGCCACAGCCCGGTTCTCAGAAGCTGTTCTTGCTCTGTAGACAGTTCGAATGCTTGCTCCACGGCAACCGCGGCGGCGGCAAGTCGCTCGCCATGTTGCTGGATTTCTGCCAGCACGTCGGCCCCGTAAGATTTGAGGGCCATCGCGCCAACTTTGGCACCGCTTGGAAGGGCGTGATCTTCCGCCGGAACTTCCCCGACCTCAGCGACATGATCACCAAGTCGCTGGACTGGATCCCCAGGACGTTCCCCGAGGCCAAGTTCGTATCGAGCCCGCAGCCTGAGTGGCACTTCGCAACGGGCGAGCGGCTCATGTTCCGCGCCATCGAGCGGCGTGCCGACTTCCTGAAGTTCCAGGGCCACGAGTATCCGTTCATCGGCTTCGAGGAGTTGACGGGCTGGCCGGATGACTACCTGTATAAGCAGATGATCACCTGTTGCCGCGCGTCGCGTCCCGGGATCCCGTTCAAGATCCGTTCGACCACAAACCCCTCGGGTCCCGGGCACAACTGGGTGAAGAAGCGGTTCCAGCTTCCCGGTCCGCCCGACCAGAAGATCGGCAGGTTGATCAAGGCGGTTGGCGAGGAGGACCGGATCTCGATCCGGTGCAGCCTCGACGAGAACCGGGCGTTGCTCGCCGTCGTCCCGAACTATGCCGAGCGCGTCCGCATGGGCGCGACGAGCGAGGCCCAGCTTCGGGCGTGGGTCTATGGGGATTGGGACATCATCGCCGGCGGCATGTTCGACGACCTCTGGACACCCGCGGTCCACATCGTGCCGAGTTTTCCGGTGCGGGCCATCCCCAGCTCGTGGAGCCTCGATCGTGCGTATGACCACGGTTCGGCGAAGCCGTTCAGCGTCGGCTGGTATGCCCAGTCCAGCGGCGAGCCGTTCGAGTGGGAGGGGCGAGTCATGGGCACCGTGCCCGGCGATGTGTTCCGCATCGCCGAGTGGTATGGCTCGCCCAACCGCTCGAATGAGGGGCTCCGCTTGACGGCGATTCAGATCGCCGATGGCATCCAGGACCGCGAGCAGGACCTGGGCCTCTGGGGACTCGTGAAGCCGGGCCCGGCCGACAGCCAGATCTTCAGCCCGTCGGACCCGGGCCGGCCCTCGGTTCACCAGGAGTTCCTCAAGGTGGGCGTGAGCTTCATCCCGGCGGACAAGGGACCCGGGTCTCGGAAGGCCGGCTGGGAACTCATGCGACAGCGGCTGCGCGGTGCCTTCCCCGCAATGGACGGCACCCGCCAGGATCCGGGCTTGTTCATCTGCGAGCGGTGCATCGACGCTATCGAGAAGCTGCCGGCCCTTCCGCGATCGGATCGGGACATGGACGACGTGGATACCGAGTCCGAGGACCATATCGGGGACGAGGTACGATATCGTGTCAGGCGGAAGCGTCCGGTTCAGGCCGTCAGCAGTTGGAGATAAGCGATGTCTAAGAACGACCCGTCAAAGAACCCGTCCACGACGAGTTCGGCCTACGACGCGATGCTCCCGTTGTGGAACAAGATCAACACTGTCCTTGCCGGCACCCAGGCGATGCGGGACGCGGGCCCGACATTCCTGCCGCAGCACGCGCGGGAATCTGCCGACGCGTACCAAGAGCGGCTGGGTCGAAACGTCCTGTTCAACCAATTGGACATCACGCTCGACGCTCTCGTGGGCCGCCCGTTCTCCGATCCGGTGCAGATCGACGAGAGCACGCCCGAGGCGGCCTTGCCGATTCTTGAGGACATCGACCTCCAGGGCAACAACATCGATGTGTTCGCCCGACGCTGGTTCCGCGATGGGCTGGCGAGCGGGTTCAGCGCTGTGCTCGTGGACTTCCCTCGGACCGACAACGGTGAGCCCCGCACGCTTGCGGACGACACCCGCGAGGGCGTTCGGCCGTACTGGGTCTCTATCCCCGCCGAGAACATCATCTTCGCGTCCGCCGATGTGATTGGCGGGCGCGAGGTGTTGACCCATGTGCGTGTGCGAGAAACCACCGTGGAACGGTTCGGCTTTTCTGAAATTGAGGTGACGCGGATCCGTGTGTTTGATCGGATCGACAAGGGCCAGATGGCGGTGTTTGATCGTGGCCAGGAGCCCCTCGGGCTGCGCGGCGTGGTTGACACGGCCGAGAACGACGAGTCGGTCGGGTTCATGTTCGATGGCGGACGGGTCAGGGTGACCGTCTACGGCGAAGACACCAAGAAGAAGGGGGACGATCCCGAGCGGTGGGTGGTCGAAGATGCCTTCATCATGGACTTCCCCGAGATCCCCCTTGCCGTGTTCTACGCTGAGCGCGACGGGCTCATGCTCGCCAAGCCGCCGCTTCTTGATCTCGCCGACCTCAACATCAAGCACTGGCAGTCGTCTTCGGATCAGACGATGGTGCTCACTGTCGCCCGGTTCCCGATACTCGCTGCCTCGGGCAACATCGGAAGCGGCAAGGAGATCGTGGTCGGCCCGCACAGCACGCTGCACGTCGAGGATCCCAACGGCAAGTGGTATTACGTCGAGCACTCGGGCGACGCAATCGCGGCCGGGCGAGAGGACCTTCGGAACATCGTCGAGCAGATGTCGGAGTACGGCGCTGAGTTCCTCAAGCAACGGCCCGGCAACGAGACGGCGACGGCGCGTGCCTTGGATTCAGCGGAGGCATCTACGCCGCTCCAGGACATGGCGATCCGGTTCTCCGATGCGATGGCGGTCGCATGGTGGTTCACCGCGACGTGGCTTCGCGTCGATCCCTCCGCGTTCGGCGGCATCTCTGTCAGCCATGACTTTGGCCCGGAGGAGGCTGTCGCTGCCGACCTGTCCGAGCTTGGCCGTGCCCGCCAGCAACGCGACATCTCCCGCGACACATACCTCGCAGAGATGCAGCGCCGCGGCGTGCTCGCCGACGACTTCGACGCCGAGGCCAACGAGCGGGCGCTGGAGGAAGAACAGGAGGCGTTTGCCGGCGGGATCGCCAGGACTGATATCGACCCCGCTAGTGGCGATCCTGATGATCCCGACGACGATGCGACTGGCGGGGGCTGATCGTGGCCGACCCTCGCCTGGACACTTCATCGCCGACCGCAAACGAGCGGCTCTTCGACGCGGCCCTTCGCCATCAGGTGGGACTCCGCCGGTTCGCCTCTGGCGAGGTCTCTCGGGTCAACGACTTGCTAGAACAGGCCGACGCCGACCTCGTCCGGAAGCTCCGCGACCGGCTCGGCTCGGTCCGCAACCAGCCGATTGACTTCACTTCCGCTCGCTGGCGGGCGCTCCGGGATGACATTCGTTCTGCGAGGCGTGAGGCCGTGGCCCTCATGCGCGGGCAGCTTTCGCCGACTCTCCGTCAGTTGTCCAAGATGGAAGCGGAGTTTGAGGCCCGCATGATCCAGGCGTCGATGCCGATCTCTATAAACCTCGCCACCGTCGAGGCCGCGACCCTGACCTCGATCGTCACCACCCAGCCGTTCCACGGCCGCTTGCTTGGCGACTGGTACCAGGGGTTGGCTCAGGCGGACCAGGGCCGTTTGTTGCAGCAGATCCGGCTCGGGCTTACGCAGGGCGAGACCCTGGACGAGATCGTGCGGCGGGTCGCCGGCACACGACGAAACCGATTCGCCGATGGAGTGCTCTCGGTGACCCGCCGCAATGCCGAGACCGTCGTCCGAACCGCGGTCAACGGCGTGAGCAACGCCGCACGCGGTGCCGTCTGGGAGGCCAACTCTGATATCATCAGCGCGCTGCGGTGGACGGCGACGCTGGACGGGCGGACCTCTGCAATCTGCCGCGCGCGGGACGGCATGTTGGCCCCCGCGACGCAGGGCGGGTCGATCCCCGAGGGCGGCAGGGCTCTGGAGCCCTCGGGGGCTCGGCCGCCCGCTCACCCTAATTGCCGATCGATCATGGTGGCCGTGATCGACGGCGTGGAGGCGGTCGGAACCCGGCCAACCGTCCGTGACACCCGAACCAGGGGCCGCCGCGAGGTCGATTTCAGGGCCGAGGCCCGTCGCTCTGGGCGTCCCACCCGCGACGTCCGGAAGGAGTGGGCGGACAAGAACATCGGCTCGGTGCCCGCCGATGTCACATACGAGGAGTGGCTTCGGCGGCAGTCCGCCGGGTTTCAGCAGGACGTCTTGGGCAAGTCGCGTGCTACGCTGTTCCGCAGGGGCGATGTCCGGCTCGACCAGTTCGTCGATTTCTCGGGCCGCCAGTTCACGCTTCGGGAGCTTCGGCGAAGCCGTCCCGGTGCGTTTGACGACGCCGGCCTGTAGGCTGGTCTCTGGCTCGGGCGTGGCGCCCGAGGGGGCGTGACGCCCGGGAGTTTGCCATGAAGTTCGATTTCGCCGCTCATAAAACCGTTGATTCGATCGACTCGGTTCCCCAGGACTTCCGGGGGCTATACACCGAAGAGGGCGATGGTTCGTACTCGCTGCGTAGCGATGACCCTGGCGTGCAGTCGGCGGTCGCCGCGATCACCCGGATGAATGGGGCTCTGAACAACGCCCGGGCCGACCTGAAGAAGGCCGGCGAGGCCGATGGCGTTGATCTCTCGCCGCTTTCGGAATTCGGTGACGACCCCGAGACCATCGCGGGCGCGGTCAAGTCGAAGCTCGAAGAGCTCCAGACTCAGCTTGCTGCGAGCAAGGGCAAGAAGTCGGCCGACGAAGTGCAGGCGACGATCGAGCGGATGAAGACCGACCTCATGACCGAGCACGAGAAGCAGGTCAAGGCCAAGGACCAGATGCTCGAGGGGCTGCGGGGCCAGCTTCACAAGCACCTCGTGTCGGATCAGGCGACGCGTGCAATTGTGGAGGCCGGCGGGGATCCCGAGTTGCTCATGCCGTTCGTCGGCCCCTCGCTCCAGCCTGTCGAGAAGGACGGCAAGTACAGCGTCGCGGTCGTGGACGAGAACGGCGAGACCCGATTCTCTGGCACGACCGGCGAGGCGATGTCGATCAAGGAGCGGGTGGCGGAGCTTCGTGCCACCGAGAAGTTTCAGAAGTTTTTCTCCAGCGAGGCTCCGAACGGCGGCGGCGCGAATCCCAACGGTCGCCGAAGCCCGCAGGTCCCGAAGGGCAAGGAGATGAGCCCGACGGACAAGATCAAGTCCGGTCTCTCGCGTGGGCTGGCCGGCAAGGCGGGCCTCGATCGGGTGACCGGGCAGCACGACCGGGCGGGTGCCGGCGTCCACGGCTGATCGCCCCTCGGCGACCACCTTCGTCATCGCTCTGGACACGGCGTCGGGTCGGCTGGTATACTCTGCGCGTCGGTGGTGCGTGACGCTCCGCCAACCGATGCCTCCGAGGGTGATCCAACGGGCTCGGATCTTTTGATCTAACCGTTAGCACATGGAGGCATGCGATGCCCACCGTAACCCTCGCCGAGTCCGCGAAGCTCGCCCAGAATGAACTGATCACGGGCGTTATCGAAAACGTCATCACCGTGAACAAGATGTTCGAGGTGCTCCCCTTCGACGGGATCTCCGGTAATGCCCTCGCGTACAACCGCGAGAACATGCTTGGTGCCGTCGCCACCGCTGGCGTTGGCGCCTCTGACGGCACCATTGGCTCCAGCGCATCTGGTACGAACCAGACCGAGCGGCAGGCCGCCAAGAACGCGGCGACGTTCACCCAGGTGACCTCGAATCTGGTCACGATCCTCGGCGACGCCGAGGTTAATGGCCTGATCCAGGCCACCCGCAGTTCGGACGGCAACGACCAGACCGCGATCCAAATCGCGTCCAAGGCGAAGTCCGCCGGCCGGAAGTATCAGGACATGCTGATCAACGGCGACGGGAGCAACTTCACGTTCCCGGGTCTGATCAGCCTCTGTGCCGCTGGTCAGGAGATCGCCGCGACCGCGACCGATGGCGACGCCCTGTCCTTCGACAAGCTCGACAACCTGCTCGACCTCGTGGTCGATAAGGACGGCGATGTCGATTACTTCGCCATGAATGCGCGGACGGTGCGTTCGTACTTCGCCCTACTCCGCGCGCTCGGCGGTGCCGGCATCGGTGATACGGTCGAGCTTCCCTCAGGCACCGAAGTGCCCGCCTACCGCGGCACGCCGATCTTCCGGAATGACTACATCCCGATCAACCAGACACAGGGAGCTACCTCGACCGCGACCACCGTCTTTGCCGGCACCTTGGACGACGGCTCGCGTCAGCACGGCATTGCCGGCCTGACCGCTGAGGAAATGGCGGGCATGAACGTGGTCGATGTCGGCGAGTCGGAGACCGCGGACGAGCACATCTGGCGCGTGAAGTGGTATTCGGGTCTGGCTCTGTTCAGCGAGAAGGGCCTCGCCTGCGCCAGCGGGATCACGGACTAACGGGTTTCTCGCTCGCGTCGCGCGGGGGGTTCGTGCTCCCCGCGCGACCTTTGCTTTGGAGTCGCATATGTCCGACCTGACCGTCAAGCTCCGTCTTGTGGGCCCCCTTGAGGGCAAGACCCGCGTATTGAACGGCCATGTGTTCAAGGAGGGCGTCTGCGAGATTCGCGGGCCCGAGCCCGCGATCATCGGGGCGTGTCGGTACCTGGGCAAGTGCTACAATGCTCATGTGGTCGGGTCGGAGCAGGAGAAGGTGGCACAAGCGGCCTGGGAAGCCCGCGTTGAGTCGGCCGCTCAGGCGAAGGCCAAGGAGGCCGACAATGGCAAGCGTGATCATGCGCCCGGCTCCGATCCGAACCCGGCAGACCCGGCTCCGTCTGGAGTTCAGCCGGATGGGCAAGGGGCTGCCGCGCCGTCCGCAGATGACGGCGACGGAAATGACGACGGCGAGGCCGGGGCCTCCGGGGGTGTTCCCGCTGGGGACGGACACCCGGACGCCCGGGTTCCTGCGACCCCGTCAGACGAGGCTCGGTCGCGTGTCGCCGAGGCGGTGACCCGTCTCGACCCCGGCGATGACGACCATTGGACGCAGGACGGAAAGCCGGCCGTGTCCGCGGTCTCGCAGATCCTCGGTGGAAACGTCACACGCCAGGATCTTGACCAGATTTGTCCCGGTTTCAACCGCGAGGCGGCCTCTGCTCAGTCGGGAAGCTGACTGTGGTTGCCTCGTGTGAGGTCTCGACCTGATCGATCCTGTTCTCTGGAGGTCGCAATGCGCGGCACGACGAAGTCCACGGCGGCGAAGATGACCCAGGTCTCGACCCGAGTCAGCCGCTCAACCAAGGTGGCGAAGCCGGCCGGCCCCGTGTACGGCGGATCCAGCCAGCCTCAGCGCGTGCCCGTTCTGCGGAACGCGCAAGGAAGGTGACTCATGGCTATTTTCCTGCTCCGCGGCGGCTCTGACAGAGGCGAGGAACTCATCGACGGCGTGCAGATCGCTGTGGTTCAGGCCGCCGACGAAGCCGGCGCGCGCACCGCGGCCAAGGCTCTGGACACCCGGATCCGCGCTGCGTACTGGGATCAGGCGACCGTGATCGACATCGAGACGCCGGGCAACTTCACGGGTTCGCTGTTCACCAACGAGCCCGTCGCTGGCTCGGTCAGCTAGTCCCGCTCGCTCCCCCGACCCATTCGATGAAGGAGACCCGCTATGCGAGGTACCACACAGAGCACCGCCGCCAAGATGACGGCGAAGAGCCAGCAGTCCCGTCCGGCCACCTCAGGCAACAAGCGAATCGCGACGGGCGCGAATCGCCAGTCCGCGATGGATCAGAAAGGCTCGACGGCCGCGACCTTCGCCGCGACCCACACCGGCCCGTACCTGGGCAGCCGCTCGGTCTGACCGGCTCCACATCCCAAAGGAGCAGGCATGGCCGTCGCTGAGAAAAACTTCTGCGTAGTCGCCAACGACCTGTTCGAGTTCAACCTGCTATTCCAGGACTCCGCCGGGAATGCGATCGATCTGACGGGCTGGACGATCCGCATGGACCTGCGGACCAGCTTCGATGCCGCGAGCCCATCGCTTCAGTTCGCGGTGGGCGACGGCATCACCGTCACCACACCCGCCTCTGGCCTCGCCGAGTTCGCCAAGATTATGGCCTTAGACGCCGGCGACTACGTCTATGACATCCAGACGAACGCTGGTCTGGGTCCCAAAACCCATTTCCGCGGCCAAATCAAGGTCGTGGATGAGGTGACCCAGGGTGCCTGACAACCTCACCGTCACCGTCGAGACGACCGAGTTGGTCGTGTCCTTCCCGGGTCCGCAGGGCGCTGCGGGCGCGGGCGTGTTCACGGCGCTGTCTGACACCCCAGGGGCGCTGAGCGCCGACGGTTTTCTGCGGGCGAACGCCGGCGGGACCGCCCTTGAGTTCATCGCCGCCATCCCAGCGGCCGACGTTTCGGGTCTCGCCACCGTCGCCACGACCGGGGCATACAGCGATCTCTTGGGACTGCCTTCCCTGGTGACCTCAGTGCTCGACCTGGGCGATACGCCGGGCTCCCTGGGCACGGTGGGGCAGGTACTCGCCATAAACGCCGACGGTACGGCGCTGGAGTTCGTCGATCCCGCTTCCGGCGGGGCATCTAGCTTCGCCGGGCTCACCGACACCCCTGTTGCGGTCGCCGACGGCGAGTACCTCGTGGGATCAGGCTCTGACCTTGTGTTCGTCTCCGCCATCCCCGCGGCCGACGTCAGTGGGCTGGCGACCGTCGCCACTTCTGGCGCGTACGCGGATCTGTCGGGCCTGCCGACCTTGGTCACGGCCTTCATCGGGCTGTCCGACACCCCTGTTGCTGTTGCCGATGGCGAGTACCTCGTGGGATCAGGTACGAACCTCGTGTTCGTCTCGGCGATCCCTGCGGCCGATGTGAGTGGCCTCGCTGCCGTGGCGACATCTGGGGCATATGTGGACCTCTTGGATCTGCCGACGCTGGTGACGGCCTTCACTGGTCTCTCTGACACCCCTGGCGCTGTAGTGGACGGCGAATACCTTGTGGGGTCGGGCTCGGACTTGGTGTTCGTCTCGGCGATCCCGGCTGCGGACGTATCTGGTCTGGCGACCGTGGCGACAACAGGTGCGTACTCCGACCTGTCCGGGCTTCCGACCCTAGTCACCGCGTTCACGGGCCTATCTGATACCCCCGGGGCGGTCGCCGACGGCGAGTATCTTGTGGGGTCCGGCTCAGACCTCGTATTTGTTGCCGCGATCCCCGCGGCGGATGTGTCTGGGCTGGCGACCGTCGCCACGACCGGGGCGTACAACGATCTCTCAGGTCTGCCGACGCTGGTGACGGCCTTCACGGGTCTCTCTGACACCCCGGGATCGCTCGGCACGGCCGGGCAGATAGTGCGGGTGAACGCTGGGGCCAACGCTCTCGAGTTCGCTGCTGCGCCATCGGCTCCGGCCGATACCGGGTTCGGCTTTGGCGACGGGTCCGACGGTAACGTGACCGTGTCGAGTAGCCAGTCCCTGTCACGCAATATGTATTACGAGGATCTGACTATCACCGGATCCGGGACGCTCGAAACGAATAACTGGCGCGTCTTTGTCAATGGAACACTCACGATCAACTCTGGCGGCCGCCTTCACGCCGATGGAAAAGACGGCGCTGATGGGGTTATGACAACCGGCGGCTCGGGTGGCGCTGCGTCGAATCGGTCTGTCTTTGATGGCGGCGGTTCGGTTGGGGGTGGATCGGGCGGCGCGGGTGGCGCTGGGTCGGACACCGCTGGGTCTGCGGGCATTACCGGCCTGACCGCGGATGGCCTAGGCGTGATTTCTGGTGGCGCTGGCGGCACCGGCGGCACGGGCGGCGATGGCAACACTGCCTCCGGGGGAACAGGCCGTACTGACAGCATCGGGCTGGAAGTTGTCAAGCGCGAGATCGTCACGTCAATGCTGGAGCGGGATAGCACCGGTATCGGCTTTTATCTCGGCGGCAAGGGCGGCGGCGGCGGTGGTGGCGGTGGCTCGGGCCCGAACGCGTCGGGCCAAGAGGGCGGCGGCGGCGGTGGTGGTGGCTCGGGCGGCGGTACGCTGTTCGTGTTTGCCCGAACTTTGGATCACGAGGGGTTGATGTCGGCAAACGGCGGCAATGGCGGCAACGGGGTCGCGGGCGTTGGCTTCTTTGGTGGCGGCTCGGGCGGCGGCGGCGGCGCTGGCGGCGGCGGGCGGGTTCAGGTTGTGTACGGCTCAAGGACTGGCGCCGGTACCATCGAAGCATCGGGTGGGACCGGCGGCACATCCCCGCCGAATGCTGTCGGGACCCCCGGCGTCGCTGGTGGTGACGGTGTTGATGGGGTTGTGATCGAGTATGACGCCGGCGCTGGGGTGCCGGTTTAAGGAGTTCGCATGGCTACCGCTGACCAAGTAATCGCGTGGATTGATGAGCGGCGCAAGTTGCAGAAGCAGATCGATCTCGTATCCGGCACGGTGCGGTTGGGGATTCTTGTGGACGGTAAAAACGGCACCGGGAATCAGATCGAAATCAATGGCGAGCAATTCACCGTCTTCAACCTCACCGCCCTCCGCGACGCGGCTGTCAACCGGCTCACATTGGACTGGTCTACGCGCATCGCTGCGCTTGACGCTCTTTTGGCGGACGTGACCACGGTCACCGAAGCCTGAATGGAGATCGTGTGGCCCTGATTGTCGAAGATGGAACCGGGCTTGCGGCCGCCAACGGGTATGTCTCGTTGGTGTTCTTCCGTTCGCATCACGCCGACCGTGGGCGAGACGCGGGATCGTCCAACATTGCAGACGCCCAGGCCGAGGCGGCGATCGTGCGGGCAACCGACTACATCGACGGCCGGTTCGGGTCCGTGTTTCGTGGTGCCCGCGAGGAAAAGGAGCAGGGTCTGGAGTGGCCTCGCATCGGCGCGTTTGATGACGACGGGTTCCAGCTTGACGACGTGCCGGTCCAGATCCAGAAGGCGTGCGCCGAGTACGCCCTTCGGGCGTTCATACTCGGCGAGTTGCTGCCCGATGCTCCGAGGGCCGCCGCGTCCCAGGACATCGCCAATCCAACCGCGGTGGTGACCGGGACGGCCCAGGCTTCTGGTGTGATCAAGTCCACATCCGATCAAGTGGGCCCGATCAAGACCGCCCAGGCGTTTATGAGCCAAGCCGAGATTATCGCTTTGCTCCGGGACCGCAGGTCCATGTCCGACGGGCTGGTGTCCGGCGTCTACCTGCCCGAGTACCCGACGGCCGATCTGTGGATCCGCGAGACCGTGGAGCCGTCCGGCTCCCGCGTGGTGCTTCGGGGATGACCCGGTTCGACTACAGTTCGCTCGCTTCGACCGCGGCCTCGCTGGTGACGCGGTTCGGGGCTTCGGCGACTGCCGTTCTGCCGGGCGAGTCCCCGTTCTCGGAGGGCAAGGACTGGCGCGGGTCCGATTGCGGCGGGACCAAGAACGTGACGATCGATCTTGTGATCACCGCCTTTGAGGACGACGAGATCGACGGGGATCGGATCCGCCGGACCGACAAGCAGGGGTGGGCTACCCCGCCGGCCTCGGGCGAGGACCTCCGCGAGTGCCGCTCGGTCATCCAGGGTGGGGTCACCTACCGGGTTGAGGACATCGTTGTGGTCGATCCGACGGGCCTGGCGCTCGCGTATCGGTTTCAGTTGAGGCGGTGATTTGGTGCCGGCGACCCGCGAAGAAGCCCGAGACCAGTGCATGGCGGTCGTCCGCGACGCCGCGCTGCTGGTGCCGATCGGCCGCCGGCATGTGATCTACGACTCCAAGGCCGCTTCAAAGCCATCTGAGGACGTCGAGTCCTGGCTCCGCGTGACCCTGCGGCACCAGGGGTCCGGCAAGCGAAGCCTGACCGGGGGTCTCGGGACCTCCAGGTTCGAGCGGACGGCGACGCTGACGGTTCAGGTTTTCGTGCCCAATGGTGACGGGATGAAGGAGGAGAACCGCGTGGTCCCCCTCATCCGCAACGCCCTGGAGGGCAAGACCACCCTGGGTGGGCTCCAGTTCCTCGACGTCTCGGCGAACGAGATCGGGGAGGATGGGCCCTGGTGGAACACCAACGTGACCGCGCGGGTCGTGTACGATGAGTTCGTGAGCACCTGACTGGAGGCCCCCGATGGCTACGAAGTCGAAGATCGATAGCAATGTCACCGGGCTCCGGTTCCTCGAAGAGGCCGGGCTCAAGGTTCCACCGTCCACCCTGGCCCACCAGGTCTGGCGTCCGCTCGAGCCGAACAGCTACGGCGACTTTGGCGGCCAGGTGACTACGGTCGCCAGGAACCCGATCAACGCGGGCCGGCAGAACAAGAAGGGCACGGTCACCGACCTCGACGCGTCGGGCGGCATCGTCCAGGACATCACGCAGGAGAATCTGACCCGGCTGTTGCAGGGCTTCCTCTTCGCCAACGCTCGCGAGAAGGCGGACACCGCCGGATTCGGCCGCGAGCGCACGTTCAACGCCGACGGCACCGAGGACGCTGCGCCGACCACGATCACGATCACGGGCGTGACCGCGACGGACTATGTGGCAGCCTCTGGTCTGGGCGTGTTCAACGAGAACGATCTAATCCTCGCGTCCGGCTTCGCTGTGACCGGGAATAACGGCTTGAAGGTAGTCGGCTCTGGCGGGTCGGCCACGGCGGTTCCGGCGTCGGGCCTTGCGGCCGAAACGCCCAGCGCCGATGCCCGGCTCCAGGTGGTAGGCCACCAGTTCGCCACAGGCGACCTCTCGGTGGATGTCGATGCCGCCACATTCCCGGTGATCAACTCCGCGTCCAATGCGTTCCTGAACCTCGGGCTTATCCCCGGCGAGTGGATCTTTGTCGGCGGCGATACTGCCGGGACACAGTTCGCCACGCCCGCCATGTCCGGCTACGCCCGGATCCGCGCGGTTGCCGCCGATGGTTCGTCGATCACGCTCGACAAGACCCAGGCGTCCTGGGGCACCGTGGACGACGCCGGCACCGGCAAGACCGTGCAACTGTTCTTCGGCGCCGTTATCAAGAACGAGTCCGACCCGGATCTCCAGGTCCGGCGTTCGTACCAGCTTGAGAGGACGCTCGGCAAGCCGGACGACACGCTGACCGGCGATCAGGCCGAGTACATCACCGGCGCGATTGCGAACGAGTTGACGCTGAATATCCCGACGGCCGACAAGGCCACCGTGGATCTCGCGTTCGTCGGCCTCGATAATGAGACGCTCAATGAGAACGACGCCGGCGTCACGAACATCAAGTCCCAGGACACCGGCGTCTCCGCGCCGGCGATCGTCGAGGCCGATGCGTTCAACACTTCGAGCGATGTCCCTCGTATTCGGATCGGTACTGTGTCCGCTTCGGACAGCTTCCCCGATGCGTTCTTCGGCTTCGCTCAGGACATCACGCTCTCGATCAATAACAACGCGGTCGCCAACAAGGCGGTCGGCGTGCTCGGGGGCTTCGAGGTCACGGTCGGAAACTTCGTCGTCTCGGGGAACCTGACGGCGTACTTCCAGACCGTGGGCGCGATCCAGTCGGTGCGGAACAATGACGATGTGACGCTGGATATCCATATCGCCAAGGCGAATGCCGGTATCAGCATCGACCTGCCCCTGCTGACCCTGAGCGATTCCCGGCCGAACGTCGAGGCCGACGCGCCGATCCTGTTGCCCCTCGGGGCCGAGGCGGCGACCGGGGCCAAGATCAACTCCAGCCTGGACCACACGCTCATGTTCGTGGTGTTCCCCTACCTGCCGTCAGTGGCGGGCTGACGTCCCTCGGGATACGCTACCGGCGGAAACGCAGGTCCCCCTATCCCGGAGGTTGCTATGGCCGGTGGAACGTACGGAAAGTTTGGCACGGACAAGTCGCTTGAGACCGAGGGCGCGGTCTGCGACCTCGGCGAGGCTGGTGTCTATCTTCTCGCTCGGGCGGGTGGTGCAAACAGCAGGTTCACGGCGATGGTGCGGAAGCTCACGCAGCCGCACCGCCGGCAGTTGATCGCCGGCACCTTGGATGCCGATATCGCCAACCGGCTGAACCGCGAGGCGTTCGCCAAGACCTGCCTGATCAAGTGGTTCAAGAAGGGCGAGCCGTTGCCTCGGGACCCCGGCTCCAAGGGCGACCCGGTTCTGTGCGAGCACGACGTCACCGGCCCGGACGGCAATCCGCTGCCGTACACGGTCGAGAACGCTGTCAAACTGCTGACGGACCTCCCCGACCTGTTCGACGATCTCATGGCGTTCTCGACGTCCACGGCGACGTTCCAGCGCGAGGAGGTTGAGGCCGAGGGAAAGCCCTCTGCGACTACCTGATCTACCAGCTTGAGCATCCGCCGGCGGAAGAGGAGCGGATTCTCAAGGCTTACGAGGCCAACAGCATGGGCGTGCCCAAGTGGGCGATTGACGCTCCGTCGCTGCCCCTTGGCTCCGAGATCGTCTTCGATTCCTACGTCGATCTGGACACCTGTCGCACCTACGGCTTCGGCTCTGGCCCCATTCCATGGACGTCGATCGTCGATTACGCGGTCGCCAACGGCCTGCCGGACGATGAGATCGCCGACTTCGTCACGCTGATCCGAATGATGGACGGCGAGCACCTGCGGTACAATCAGAGGAAGGCGGAAGAGAAGTAGCCGGAGGCTTCCCATGGCGACGTCGCGTGGATTCGGTCCGTTCACGCGTCGCATGGAGGTGCGGGCCGACGAGATCGTCGACGGTGTGAACCGCGTCGTCCGCGCCACGGCGCTGGTGATCGATCAGGCCGTGGTGTTCTCGACCCCCGTCGATAAGGGTGTCGCCCGGTCGAATTGGCGCGTCGGCATCGGCGCCGCGCCGACCGGGACGATCCCGGCGTATTCGCCGGGCGATGAACTCGGGGTCGGCGAGACGGCGAACGCCCAGGCCGCGATCGCCCAGGGCAGCACGGTCATCGGATCGCGGCGTCCCGGGCAGGACATCTTCATTGCGAATAACCTGCCGTACATACAGCCGCTCAATGACGGATCCAGCCGTCAGGCTCCGGCTGGGTTTGTGGAGACCGCGGTCCAGCAGGCCGCGGTCGCCGTCGCCTCGTCTCGAGTGTTCCGGACCGTGTGAGACCCGATGCCCACCGAACGCATCATTATCGTGGTCGAGGAGCGGGGCACTCGCCGTGTCAAGCAGGAGATCCGCGAGGTAGGGACGACGGCGAAGGCGTCGGCCGGCTCGGTTGGGTTGCTCCAGAAGGCTTTGCTGGGCTTTGCCGGTGTCGCTGCGATCCGGAAGACCGTGGGCGTACTCGCCAGCTTCGAGCAGCAGCTTGCAACCGTGCGGGGCATCACCGGGGCCACTGAGCAGCAGTTCGCCGCGCTCCGGGACACCGCTGCCGACCTCGGCGCTACCACGAGGTTCTCAGCGACCGAGGCGGCCGAGGGTCTGGTGTTCCTGGCCCGCGCCGGCTTCTCCGTCGATGAGCAGCTTGAGTCCCTAGATGACACCCTTCGTCTCGCCCAGGCCGGTGCCCTCGGGCTCGGTCGTGCGGCCGACATCTCGTCGAATGTGCTCCGTGGGTTCCGCCTGGAGGCGACCGAGGCCGGCCGCGCGGTCGATGTCCTTGCCTTCGCTGCGAACAACTCGAACACGAACGTGGAGCAGCTTGGCGACGCTCTCAAGTTCGTCGCCCCGGTCGCCTCCGGCCTTGGGGTCTCGCTCGAGGAGGCGACCGCTGCGGTCGGCACGCTCTCGGACGCGGGCCTACAAGCCAGCCTCGCCGGCACCGGTTTGCGCCGAGTGCTCTCGGAGCTTGAGTCGCCCGCGGGAAAGACCATCGGCATCCTCGCCGATCTCGGGCTGACCGCCGATGATGTTCGGGTTTCGCAGGTTGGTCTCACCAGCGCGCTGCGCCGGCTTGCCGAGGCGGGAATCGATACGGGGCAGGCTCTGGAGATCTTCGGGGATCGCGGCGGTCCGGCCTTCGAGGTGCTCGCGTCCGGAATCCCGCAGGTCCAGCGTCTCACCGAAGAGCTTGGGAATGCCGCGGGCACGGCAGCCGAGCTTGCCCGGGTGCAGGACGACAACTTGCTCGGTGCGTTGCTGGCGGTTCGTTCGGCCCTAGAGGCCGTGATCCTGTCGATCGGCGATGCTGGCGTTACCAGCGTTCTGGAGGAGTCGCTTCGGTCTCTGGCCGATGCACTTCGGTTCGTGGCAGCGAACGCTGACGTTGCGCTCGCTTCGCTTACCGCCTTCGGCGTCTCCGCAGCAGCGGTCAGGCTTGGTCCGCTGGCGATTCAGGGTTTCGAGGCCGCAAGGGCGTTCCTGGTCCTGCGGTCTCAGGTGGCGGCCGGCACGGTTGTGTTGCTCGGCTCAGCCGAGGCCGACCGGCAGCGGGCTCTTGCGTCCGTTCAGGCCGCGGCCGCAGACCTCCAGAAGACCCAGGCGGCGCTGGCGAACCTCAAGGCGGAGTCCGCGAGGGCGCTCGCCGTGCGGAACTCGAGCACCGCCTTGTTCGCCCAGGCCGCTGTCACCAAGCAGGTGGCGATTCTGGAGGCCCAGGCCACCGCGCAGACCACGGCGCTCACCGCCGCCCAGGGCGGGCTCGCCGCGTCAACGGCGGCAGCGAACGCCCAGGCCACCTTGCTCGGTCGGACGCTCGTGCGGCTCCGGGCCATCATCAAGACCGTCACCCTTGCGATCGCCGCGAACCCGATCGGCGCGATCGCCGTCGGGGTGTCCGCCGCGGTGGTCGCTCTGATTGCGTTCCAGGATCGAATCCGGATCTCGTCAGACAGCGCCGCGACCCTCGGGGACCTGTTTAGAGCCACCTTCCAGATCATCGGTGAGGCGATATCGGCAGCCGCGTCGTTTCTTCGGAACTCGTTTGCCTCCGCGATTGAGTTCGTGTCGGACAACTTCGGGTTCATCGGCGATACCGTCGATCGTGTCTTTGGTGATGTGGAGTTTTCGATCGAGGGCGCGGCGCGAGTGGTTGCCCGCATTATCGATAACCAGATCGGCCTGTTCCTCGGGCTGTTCAATGTCATCAACTTCGGCGTTGGCGAGGTGCGGGACGCTTTCGGCTCGCAGATTGAGGCGATCTCGACGATCGTTACTCAGGTGATCAATGTGATCATCCGGAACGTGCGGTCTGCGGTTCAGGGCGTGATCGGGTTCGTGAACCTGCTGATCGACTCCGCTAACCGCGCGATTACCGCGCTCGGCGGTGAGCGGATCGAGAACGTCATCCTCGGCGGTCTCAACGACATAAATCTCGACGGCTTCACCGCGGGCGCGGGGGAGAAGTTCTTCATCGCGGGCCAAGCGGTGGTGGCTAAATTCAACGAGGGTGCGGACTTCAGTGGTGCCGAGGGCCTGTTGGACAACGTGATTGCACGCGCGGAGCAGATCAACCGGGATAGGACAGCGCCGGTCGCTCCGTCGGGCGCGGCCCCCGGCGCACCCGATCTTGGCGGTGTTGGTGGCGCGGGGTCGGGCCTGTTCGGCGATGATGCCGTGGCGGAGTTCGGGCGGCGTCAAGAGGCGATCCAGTCCATCAACGCCGACCTCGCCAACCAGGCGGCGCTTCTCGGGCAGACCAACCGCGAGCGGGAGATCTCGACCGGCCTCCAGCAGATCGAGCAGACCCTGGCCGAGAAGAACGTCGTGCTGACCGAGTCCGAGCGCGACCTGACCGAGGCTCGGCTTCGAAACCTCCAGGCCCTGTCCGATCAGGCCGCGGTTCTCCAAGAGATCCGTGGCCCACAGGAAGACCTCGCCGCTCGCCAGGACGCCGTCAACGCCCTGTTCGAGAGCGGACAGATCAGCGCCGATCAGTATGCGGAGGAGTTGCGAAAGATCGCGGCGGCCGCGAATGACACCGACCAGACCCTGTCTGGCGGGTTCTCTCGTGGCCTTGAGGCTGTCGGCGACCAGCTTCGCAACTTCTCAGATCAGGCGGAGGCGACGATCGTCAACGCGTTCGGCTCCGCGGAGGACGCGATCGTTCAGTTCCGCAAGACTGGGGAGTTTGAGTTTGGGGCGCTGGTTGATTCGGTTCTCGACGATCTAACCCGGCTGCTAGCGCGCAAGGCGTTGTTTGCCTTGGTAGACGCATTCAGCGGAACGCCGGGCGGCAGCGAGACGGCGGCCAATTTCATCGGCCCGGTGCAGCGGCAGATCGGCGGTCCTCTCGGGGCCGGGCAATCCGCCGTGGTCGGCGAGAACGGCCCCGAGCTATTCACCCCTCGCGTCCCTGGAAACATCACCCCGAGCGGCCAGACGCAGACCGCGATGAGCCGTCCGGCGGTAAATGTGACCGTGGTCAACCAGATCAGCGACGACTTCATTCTCGACGCCGTAGCGTCAGAGCGAGGCGACGAGGTGATCTTCAACAAGATCGAGCGGAACCCGCGCCGGGTCAACGCGTTGACCGGGAGGTGATCGATGGCTTGGTTTGAGGGCACGGCGACCGACTACCAGGACTTGCTGGATCTGATCAAGGAGTACGCGACCAGCGACAACATTGCCGCGGTGTCCGCGATCGACAACGGCGGCACCGGGTTCTCCGAGGGTGACCTCGTGACCGTCTCGGGCGGCACCTCGACGACCGATGCCGTGCTTGAAGTGGTCGCCGTGTCCGGCGGCGTGGTGACTGAGATCCGCGTCTACAACGGCGGGGCGTATTCGGTGCTGCCGTCTACGACGCAGACCAGCCTGACATCGTCCGGGGGGTCCGGGCTTGATGTGACGCTCACAACGCAGCCCGCGGGCTGGGTCGCTCGCGTCGATCGGTCCGTGTTCCGACCGATCAGCGTCGCGGTCAACGCGGGCGGGTCTGGCTACAACACGTTGAGCACCGCAACGCTTGACGATGGGGCGGCGACCGAGCTTCGCCCGACGATCGTCGATATCGACTCTGTATCGGGTGGTGTGGTCACCGGCGTGAGCTTCGCGCAGCGGGGCATCTACGAGTCGATCCCCGGCTCCACGGGGCAGGCAACGGTGGCTGGCGCTGGCACGGGGCTGACACTCGATCTCACCTGGCAGGAGGAGAAGGAGTTGATCCTTGAGGGTTCCGGCTCCGGGTCCGACGAGATATTCGTCGGCATCCGCACCTTCAGCGACTTTGTTTCGAGCCCGTATTTCAACTTCGAGCTTGCCGGCTTCTCCGGGTTCAATTCTGGGCAGTGGTCGGACCAGCCGGATATCTCCCGTGGCCGCTACGACGATGACTCAAACATTGGTGGTATTTTCGTTCCGCTCCGGAACGTCTCGATGCAGTATTGGATGTCGATCACTTCCAATCGCATCATGTTCTGGGTGTCGGTCGGCACGAATATCGCCAGCGGATTCCTCGGGTTCATTGATCCCACCAGCAGCCCCGGCTTGGCGAGCGGGCTATATGCGTACCCGCTCTTGATCGCGGGTAGCTCGACCGACGCGGATCTTGAGGCGACGTCGGCGACGCTTTCGAGTTGGTCCGGGTTTCACGATCCGGTGGCGATCGGCCAGAGCAACTCGGGCGCGAGGTCGGAGTATTCCTGCTGTCAACTCTGGAGCCCGGCCGGCGGCTGGCTCGACTTCCGGAACGCTGTCACCGCGTCATCCAGCGACGGGGGTACCAATAGGGTGCCTGCGACCGACAGGACAATCCACCCGCTTGGGTCTCAGACATCACTTGTCTCGGGGGCCAACGGCTGGCCCGTCGCGTCGGGGACGGTCGATCCGTCACGCTTCACGACACAGTCTTTCTCCGCGCCGGTTGCCAACCTGGTCCCAACGCCGGATTCCGGCGGCGACAAGTTCCTTCTTGTGCCCCTGACCATGATCAGCTACTTCTCTCCCGCGTTCATCGCCGGGCAGATCCCCGACCTGTTCTGGATGAGCGCCGAGGCCGGGCTTTCTGACAACGGGTCCGTCATCAACTATGACGGCGATCGATACCGGCTGTTCCAGAGCGGCCGGTATTCCGACCCGTCGCAGTTTGTCGCCGTGAAGGAGGCTTGACCATGGCGTTCAGCGAAGCCAGCACGCCGAGCGACCCCGAGGCCGTCGTCTCTGCGGTTTCGGCGTTTGCACAGGCTAATGGGTGGACCGAGGAGCACTTTGTCGCAGCCGGTGCGTCCGTGCTCGGACAGGGCGTGCTCTCTCTCTCTCGTGGCGACACTGTGGTCACATTCCGCTGGGCCGGTATCGACTCCCCGCAGTCGATCGCCATGCATCACGCACTCGCGTACCCGGTTGGTCTCACCGCCCAGCAGAAGGAAGAGCCTTGGGATTTTCCGACCGACTCCGGCAGCGGAACGGACTCCGCGAACCTCGCTTCGTCTGGGCGACGCATCTCTCGCGTCGGCGCTGGGCCGTTTGTTCGCCTCACCATGATGAGCGGAGCGACGAACGGGTATGTCCTCTGCGTTCTCGAATACGCGGTTGGCAAGTTCAGACACTTCGGGTTTGGAGACGTGCTCGAAAACAAGATCGGGGACTGGGTCGGCGGCGGATGGGTCGCCGGGCACACATGGTCTACGTCTGGTTCAAATGAATCGGACCCGTCCAGAGTGAGCCACAACCTGCTCATTGACGGCCGGGCCAACGGAGAGGGGGACGCGTCCACCGTGCATGCCCGGGGCCTTGCCGGCCAGCTCGCGGCGGACCGGTTTGGCGTGGCGGTCAACGCGACCAATGACCCTGTTTCTACCGATGGGGCGGGAAACTCCCGAACCCAGATTGCTGGCGGACTGCGAAGCACGTTCTTCGACGCCGCGTTCCAGCAGTTCGTGCCCGATCTGTTGACCGGCGTCATTCAACTCACCCCAGCGCTGCTCTTCTCCAAGCAGCGAGGGGCGGACAACTTCCAGGCGCTCGGGTTTCTTCCGGGCGTTCGCATGGCCCAGATCGCCAATTTCTCCGCTGGGCAGGAGGTCACCGTCGGCTCGGATACCTGGAAGTTCTTTCCGGTGACTGCGAAGCAGAATGTTGGCGGCAGCAACGAGGAGTCGCGGAATATGGGTCTCGCCTACCTGAAGGTGGTGTGACGCATGGTGGTCGGCGAGGGCTTCATCCCGTCGGTTCTGGTGTCCCGTGAGGTTGTTCCGGTCCCGGGTAGTAACCGCGTTGCTCCGGACGGCCGGGACGGCGTGCTCCGGCCTGTAAGTGTGGGCGGCGTCGCGTCCGGGCCGGGCACTCGGGTTCAGGCGGTCGTGCCGTCGCCCAAGACCGCGGAGGGTCATGTGCTCCGGTCGCCGCTTGAGGAAACATGGTACGAGATCGTCCATGTGTTCCCTCGGTCCCTGTCGCTCGGCAACATCCTGTCCGAGGTCGTGGATTCCATCGTCATCTTCAACGCTTTCCGGACCGAGTCGGTCACTTGGTCCGCGGTGTCGAATGACGCCGGCAGCGGCGTGGCGATCTCGGGCACCACCCCGCCTCCGGATGTGGTGATTGAGGCGAAGGACGCGGTTTCGCTGTCTCTGACGATCAGTCCGGTCGGTGCGCCTGTGATCGATGGGTCGATCACCTTCACCTTCACCTCGCTGTATGCGGTGCCGATCACCATCTCTGGCTCTCGGCTGGTGGTGTTCGCGTTTGTGCCTGAGCGTCCGATCACCGAGCGGCTGGAGTGGGCGACGGACGTTCTGGAAGCGATCGACGGCTCCGAACAGCGCATCGCCCTTCGGGACTTCCCGCGGCAGGTGTTCTCGCTCGACTATGTGCTCGACGAGGGCGCGGACCTGACGAGGTTCGATAACACCATGTTCGATTGGCACGCCCGGGTCTTTGGGGTTCCTGTCTGGCACGAGCCGACGACCGTGACATTGGCTGTGACCTCGGGTGACCTGACCGTGTCTGTGGCGTCTACGGCGAACGCGGACTATCGGGTCGGTGGTCTGGCGGTGGTGCTTGCCGATGATCAGAATTTCGACGCGCTCGAAATCAGCAGCCTGACGGCCACTTCGATCACGTTCAAATCTCCGGCTGGCGCGGACTACCCGGCGGGGACCGAGGTCTACCCGATGCGGACCGCCCGCGCCGGCCCGCAGGTTTCAGGATCTCGGGCGGCCAGGGGTCGGGCGACCCGACGGGTGGACTTCCGCGTGACCGAGAATGACGTCGGCGACGCATTGGCCGATGCCTCGGCGTTTTCGACACACGACGGTCTCGTGTTGCTCGACGATCCCAACGCGATCTCTGGCTCGCTCCGCGAGTCGCTCAGCCGCCGCTTGATTGAGTTCGACAACGATGTTGGGGTGTTCTCCGCCGAGACGCCGTGGAGCCAGGATAAGCGGGCCAGCGCGAAGGGCTTACGGCCGCGGTCCCGGGCCGCGCTGTGGAACATCCGCCGGCTGCTGCATGAGCTTCGGGGCCGCCAGCAAAGTTTCTGGCTGCCGACGTTCTACAAGGACCTTGTGGTCGCCGATACCGTCCAGGGGGGCACGGCGACGCTTGTGATCGAGTCGTCCGGCTTCGCACAGTTCCTGCCGACCGCACGCCCCAACAAGAAGGTTATCCGCCTTGAGACCAACTCCGGCGGATCTCAGGTTCGCGAGATCGTGTCGGCTGGTACCTTGTCCGCGACCCAGGAGTCGATCACGGTCTCGCCCGCGTGGGACGCTGGAGACATCACTGTGGCGGATGTCCGGCGGGTCATGTTCTTCGAGCGGGTTCGTCTAGCTGCCGACGCGGTCGAGATCCGGCACCTCAACAACTTCGGGCACGCCGACCTGGATCTCGGCGTGATTTCGGTGTTTGACGCATGAGCTTTGCGGCACAGGAAACCAGCGCTGCCTCCGGAGACCCGGTCGAGTTGTACACATTCACCGTCGGCGCGGCGGTCACCCGGCTGACGTCCTCCGAGGACCCGCAGACCTTCGGCGGCCTGCTCTACACCCCGGCGTCGATCACTCGTTCGAAGGTCGTGGTCGGCGCTGAGGACCGCGATGACCTGATCGATGTCACGCTGCCGTCGTCCAATGCGATCGTCCGCCAGTTCGTGAACCTGCCCCCGGGATCGAGTGCCGATCTTGAGATCCGCCGCGTCCACCGGTCCGATGGCGCGGCCCAGGAGGTCGTGGTGTTCGTGGGCAGCGTGGATTCGGTCGCGTTCGAGGTTGATGGCTACCAGGCCCGCCTCGCCGTCGCCCCGCTGACCCGGATTCTGAACCGCTCAATCCCTCGGTATGTGTTCTCACAGGGCTGCAATCACGTTCTGTATGGCCCCCAATGCACGGTGAGCAACGGGAACCACCGCGTCGCCTCGACCGTCTCGGCGGTGGATGGCTCTGATCCGCGGCTCATCACCGTGACCGGCATCATCGCCGCGATCGCCGCGACCGCGGTCGGCGGTGGCTCGGCTGCTGTCGCCGGCGGGTACGTCACGACCGACGGCGTGAGCTTCCGCTCGATCCGCGAGGGCGTGGGCGCGGACCAGCTTCGCCTCTGGGTGCCGTTCTCGGATAACCCGACCGGCCTCTCGATCGAGGTGTTCGCCGGTTGCGATCACACATTTGAGGTCTGCGAAGAGGTGTTCGGCAACATCGAGGGGCAGGCCGGCGCCGGTGGCTTCGGCGGCTACGCGTTTGTCCCCCGCGAGAACATCTTCGCCAAGGGAGTCATCTAATGGCGATCTGGTTCACGCTGCTGTTGTTCGCAGCCAGCTTTGCTCTGTCTCAGTTTTTGCAGCCCGGGCCGGATATCGAGAACGCCCGCCCGGCGGGGCTTGGGCAGTTCCAGTTCCCGACGGCGACCGAAGGGCGTGTGATCCCGCTCGTCTGGGGCACAACGCTGGTCAAGGGACCGAACGTCGTCTGGCATGGCGACCTTGTGCCCGAGGCGATCACCGAGAGGGTCAAGACGAACCTGTGGTCGAGCAAGAAGGTGATCGTCGGGTTTCGGTACAAGCTCGGCGTCCAGATGGGTGTCTGCCGTGGCTCGGACGACGACACAACGAACCCGCTCAAGTTCCTGCGTGTGTTTGTCGGCGAGAAGGAGTTCGCCAATTCGGATGGTTCGAATCCGCTCGGCGCGAGCGGGCTGTCGGAGGGCTCGGTTTCATTTGCCAACGACGACTTCCTCGGTGGCGAGGACAACGGCAAGGGCGGGATCTCGGGCACGGTCACCTTCCGCCCCGGCTCCCGCACCCAGTCGATTCCGGCCTATCTCCGAGCGCAGCAGGCGCTGACGAACAACAAGACACCGCGGTACACGGGGACTGGCTACGCGCTGCTGGAGCGGGTCAACCTCGGCACCTCGCCGCAGATCGATCCGTGGTGGTTCGAGGTCCAGCGGATGCCCGATCCGGTCGGCCTGGGAGGCAACAACCGAGTCAATGGCGGCAAGGACCTCAATCCGGTGAGCGCGATCGCGGAGATCCTGCTCAATCAGGAGTGGGGCATGCGGCAGACATTGGGAAAGATCAATGTCTCTAACTTTCAGTCGGCTGGCGCGACGCTCTTTTCCGAGGAAAATGGGTTCAGCTACGCCCAGGACACCGAGATCGAGGCCGGCGAGCTTCTCCGCAATATCGAGCGGCAGATCGACGGTGTGCTCTTTCAGGATCGGTCCACCGGGCTGTGGACAATCAACCTCGCCCGCGAATCTGACACCTCGGTGCTTGCTCTCGACGAGTCCAACGTGCTTGAGGTCCAGCGTTTCGCTCGTGCGTCGTTCGACGACACGGCGAATCAGGTGCTGACGCCGTTTCAATCGAGGGCGCGCGAGTACGCCGACAGCTACGGCCGCGAGCAAGACCTCGGCAACATCACCCAGCGCGGCGGCACCGTTGTGAGCCGGAGCGTGAATTACACGGGCGTGAAGAACGAGGCGCTGGCAAACCAACTCGCCGCCCGGGACCTGCTCACGTTCAGCTATCCGCTCGCCTCCGCGAAGCTCGTGGTCAACCGCCAGGCGTGGGTGGTCAATCCGACCGACGTCGTGACATGGTCGAGCGAGGCCCTCGGCATCGTGGGCCTAGAGTTCCGCGTCACCAGGATCAACTTCAACACCCTTCTTGATGGGCGGATTACGCTCGACTTGGTCGAGAATATCTTCGCCTTGGGCCAGTCCTCCAATACAGCGGGCGATGCCGGCGAGTGGACGCCCCCGGTCGCGGTGCTTGAGGCTTACAACGCCGACAACCCGCCCGAGGCCGTGATCATCGAGGCCCCGCGTGCGTTCGTGGAGCGGGATCCCGACTCTCCGGCCCTGTTCCCCCGCTTGTGGTTCGGTGCCCGCAACAAGGGCGATGGGGCCCTGGTCTATGACTTGACCGATGTCAACGGAAACGTGGACGGGACGGCCTCCGCCTTCCTCGTGCAAGGCGAGCTTGATTCGGCGCTGGCGATCTCTGGCGGGTCGTCTGCGGTCACCTTTGAGATCGTCGCGGGGGCTTCGGCTATGTCTGAGATCCTCGCCGCCCTTGAGGATGTATCGTCCGGCGAGGTCGGCAGTAACCTCGCTCAGTTGATCTTGATCGGTGACGAGATCATCGGGGTCGAGTCGGTCACGGACCTCGGCACTTCGATCCGCGTCGACGTCGGGTATCGCGGGTTCCTCGATACCGTCCCCGCCGCTCATTCGTCTGGAGATGCGGTCTATGTCCTGTCGGCCGGTGGCAATCTGACCGAGACCGTGTTCGCCTCCGGCGCTCGGCGGATCATCACCGAGGCGCTGGGCTCGATCCGCTTGGCTGGAGCCAGTGCTTATTCGGACACCGTCACTCTGGAGGACCGCTTCAATTCGCCGTATCCGCCCGCCCAGGTGACCTGGAACGGGTCCGACTTCCCCGCCTCGATCGACTTCGGGCTCTCGCAAAGCGGGATCCCGTTCTCTGGCCGTGGCGCGAGGATCGGCTTTGTCCGCCGGGACTTCCGCCTAGGCGACGAGGTCGCCAAGCACGACGACGAGTCGTCCTTGCCGGCGGACTTCCCTGGGGCCAATACGACCGAGTATCGCGTGACGGCGAATCCTGACGCCGGATCGACGGTCACTGGGGCGTGGGCGTCCGCGGTCGCTGGCCCGCTCGACTTCTCACGGGCGAATCTGATCTGGGAATTCAATGCGAATCCGTCTTCGATCGAGTGGACCTTCGAGGTCCGACACACCGTGGACGGCTCTGTGATCTCCGGCCGGTCGGTCGTCCATACCACGTCGCTGACCGGGACCCAGGCCGGCAAGACGTTCGTCCAGCGACTCGACAACCTCCAGGTGGGCAACTTCACCGCCCCCGATTCGGGGAGCTATGCGTTCGATATCTTCGCCGACCTGCTGAATGGAGGGATCGTCGAAGCGCAGATCAACGGTGGGGGCTATTCCACCGTGATCAGTTCCGGTGGGTCCAGCGGAACCCTCGCCGGTGTCACCGCCGGCGACTCGATAGACTTCCGGCACACCGGCGTGGATGGCGACGCGGTGTTCGCGCTGCTTGTGATCGACCCCCCTTCGTCCACCGGCTACGTCGCTCCGCTCCGAATCTGAGGCAGGTCATGGCAGACGAATCCGAATCGGTCCAGGTCACCAAGGAGGAGCTTCGTGCCCTCGTGTCGGAGGCCGTCGCTGCGCATGACCAGCGGGTCCAGCGGCTGGAAGAGGAAAAGGTCCGGCAGATCGCTCGTGCGGTCGTGCAGGAGATGATGACCGGGTTCGGTCTCGACCACCAGAGCCCGGTGCTGATCCAGCAGGACTTCGCCCGGCTCCGCGAGTGGCGAGAAAGCGTGGACCAGATCAAGAAGCGAGCCGCCTGGACGCTGCTGACTACCGTGTTGGTCGGGCTGATCGGCATCCTGGTCATCGGCGTGCGGACCTGGCTGCATCGGCCGCACTGATCCTCGCCGGCTCCGCGAAAAGGCCGCCTGGCGACCTGTGAAGCCCGATTTGGTCGCCGCGGCGTCTTTTTGGTTGCGTATCCGACGGTGTTTCTTTACCCTTGGGGCGTTGGCCGGCTCGCGGCCTGCCCGATAGGAGATCGAAATGCGAATGCTCAGATGGTTCTATTCCAACCCCTGCGGGGTGTTGATGGTCGCCGCCTTTGTGCTCTCGACCGGCGCTGTGGTGCAGGCGGCAGTTCTCGGCCCCGACCAATGGGAGCGAGAGAAGCACGATCCGCGGGTCGTCCAGAACCTTGATGGGTTCGGGGCTGGTGGCGGCGCGGTTGATTCTCTGCCCGACGGCTCTGCCGCCATCACCGCCGACGATTGTTTTCACGGCAGGTGCGCCAACTGCGAGGATTGTTCGAAGCTCGTGGCGAGCACTTCTCGTTGCTATGGCTGTTGCTCCGACAACGGCTGTGGCGCTAACCAAAACCTCGGCTGTCAGGATCTCTGCGACGCTGCGCTGTCTGCTCCGCTCGTGCATTCCATGTCGGATCCGGTTGCCGCCGAATCGTTCGTCATGCTCACGCTCGACCGCTTCGAGACGACCGGTGTTCTGTCTGAGCAGGACGTCGAGTTGGTTGAGTTCGTTCGGGCCTCGCACCCGGAGGAGCATGTTCGCCGGCTCGCCCTTGCTCTAATCGTTGAGGCGTGGCATGCCGGCGCGACGCCACCCGGGTCCGAGCTTCGCATCTTCGACTCGCTGGAGGTCGCGTTGGTCGGCCACGACTTCGGGGTGCAGTTGACGGCCTTCTCGCTGGTGTCGCGGTATCAGGTGCCCGTCCGGCTCGATGAGGTTCTCCCGGCTCTCGTGGAAGCGATCCAGCCCGGGTCGCACTTCGATCCCCATATCGCCGCGGCTCGCCCCTGGCTCTCCGATGCCGAGGTCGCCGGCCTCGCCGAACGCCGACGCTCGGCTGCCATGGACGCGATCGCAGACCTGACCGCTCGCTGATCCGCCGATCCCGCACAATCGGTACGACTGGCACGCGCGGGCCCCCCGGCCGATCCTATGGGTTGCCGGGGGGCTTTTTGTATCTGATCTTTGATTGGGCCGTGATGACGCGGCTGGCAAACCTCTAAGTCCCGAAAGGTTGACGCCATGAATATGATCCAGCGAGACGCCGAAAACGAACTCAACTCCCGCACTCGTGGTCGCGAGGCCCGTCTGGCCCGGCTCCGCGACGCCGGGTGGCCGACAGAGCGCGAGGCGCTCCGCCGCCGACTTGAAGACGAACTCAACGCGCAGCACGAGGCGGCTGGCGGCGTGTTTCACTGCTGCACGGCTCGCGTCAAGAACGGCGTAGATCGCGACCTCCCTGCGCGCGACGGCGTAGGTTGCCGGATCACGCGCGTGCCGATCACGGCGACGCTCATCACGGAGGACGAGGACGGCGAGGAGCGCGACGAGTCCGAGTGGTACTGGTCTGTAAGCGGCGGAGTCGTCGGTGTCGGCTCTATGGGCTGCTCGACAGTCATGTTTGGCGCCAGCGGAGATAGCTCGCACGAGTGCGCGACCGCGGAGGAGGCCGAGGCGTACGCGAGGGAGCGGCTGCTCGCCGGCGGCGAGTGTGTGCGGACCTACGCCGAGGCGCGGGCGCTCTGCGTAGAGATGCTGGCTCGGAGAGTCGGCGCGCCCCCTCGCCGCTCGTGAGTGAGCTTCAGCGGGAGGGGCGTCCTTTGGTTTCTGTGACGCCCTGACTGCCGGTGCTTACGCCGGGATGCTGAGGCCGTTCTGGCGGCTCATGCCGCAAGGGGTGGTGCCTAATGGGCAAGCGCAGTCCTTGTTCCGAGTGCCCGTTCCGCCGAGACCCCTTGCGTGGGTACGTTGGCCCCTACGGGTCTGGGGCCGAGTTGGCTGGGATTGTGTGGTCCGATGGGTTCTTCCCGTGCATATGGAACTGAGCGCTTTGGTGGTGAAGGGCGTGACGATGTGTTTCGGAATCCCCATGAAATGGAGGCTTGGCATGACCAATTCCCGCGTCCGCGGCGTCGTTGAGAGTTTCGCCAACGGCTGGCGGTTCCTCGCCCCTGCCCAGCGGCAGATGCTCTTGGCGACCTGGACGGCCGTGTCTGCCGGCGTGCTGCTCTCTGAGACGCCCAGGGGCCTCTGGTGGGTCAACGGCCTCGTGGTGCTCGCTGGGCTCGCCTGGGGCCTCAGCGTGGCTCGTGACGTCCGAGAAGACCTCCAGGCCGCCCAGAAAGCGCGTGAAGATGCGGATTGTCGGGTGAATGGGTCGGATCATGTTGACTGATCGCTGGTTTCTGTTCTACTGGCGTGTATCTCTCTCTCCTCCGGCTGCGGGCGTCGTTGACCCGGCGCTCGCGGCTTTTTTCGACGCTGATCGCCGACCCAGACACCGGCGGCGTGTGGCTGTGGTGCGGGGAGGGGGAGTGATGGATCGCATGTTGGAGATTCTGGCCACCACTGCCGCGATCGTGGCCTTTGTCACCGCTATCGCGGCGGCAGTAAGCCCGGTCATCGTGAGCTATCTGTGGGCGGCTGGCGTTGTGCCGTGGTGGTGGATGCTTGTCACGATCCCCGCCTCAATCACCGGCGTGGTCATGATTGCGGTTGTATTCATGTTGTCAGATTTCAACATCTTCTAGCCCAGCAACAGGAAGGCGAACAGCGATGAGCAAGGACAACGTCGGGGATCTTGAAATCACAATCAGGCTGCCGCCGACGGTGTGTGAAGTTGTTTGGGCGATCGGGCAGCGTGACGACATCACAGAGGATCAGATCGCCGAGTATTTCGATCGGTTCCGAAATCCGAGTGTTCTTTCTCGGGCACTGGGCCGCGCCGAGAGCATGGGCCTGATCAAATACAACTTTGGTAGCGCCGCTGGTGTGCTAACCGGCCGCGACGACGGACACATTCGCTACCGACTAACCGGATGCGGCGACGCGGCGTACGCGAAGATTACTTCTCGGTTCTAGCCACTACCCATAGCCCGAACAACAGGAGGGCGAACAGCGATGATTGACGAGACACACACCGACCCGCCGTCTTCGGCGTGCCGCTTCTACGTCTACGCCGTTCCGGATCTTCCCGTCCCGCTCGGCATGGGTGTGTGGGCGAGCGTCGGCAAGCGGGCGAGCGTCGGCGAGCGGCTCTGGTGCGGGGAGGGGGAGTGATGAGCGAGACGAAACCTGAGACCTGCACACGATGCGACGGATGCGGGCAGATCGACGACGGCGAAGGCGCACCGTGGTCCATGTGGGAAGCCCTACCGCCGGGATCGGATACGGCCGTGCGGCTGGGCCTCGTGAGTCCAGTGGTCTGCCCGTCGTGCGGCGGGTCAGGTTCCACGATTGTTGTCCCGCCCGAGCAACAGGAAGGCGAGCAGCGATGAGCGAGACGACACAACCCGCCGAGACGTGCCCCGCATGGGTAGTCCAGCGCCACGGCGGCAGCGTTAGTGACTACACCCAGCACCCGTCTGGCGGCTGGGTACATCGCTCGGCGAGCATCGGCGAGTGGGCGAGCATCGGCGAGTGGGCGAGCGTCGGCGAGTGGGCGAGCGTCGGCGAGGGGGCGAGCGTTGGCGAGGGGGCGATCGTCGGCGAGGGGGCGCGCGTCGGCGAGCGGGCGAGCGTCGGCAAGTG